CCAGGTCGTTACCCCGGGCGGTCGCCCGCAGCGTCATGGCGGCCAGCAGGGCAGCGCGGGCGGCCCTTGCCACGCCGGCGGTCGCGGCCAGCTGCGGACTGGCACTCAGGTGCGCTGCCGGGTGGGTCAGCGGGACGGCCGTGAGTCCCGGGACCGCGCTGAGATGTGCCGCCGCCTGGGCAGTCCGGCGTGCCGCCGCCAGGAGCGAGCCAGGCGCGCTCAGGTGGGCCGAGGAGAGGATGACGCGGCCCCCGGTAACGGTCAGCCTTCCCGGGGCGCTCAGGGCCGCTGAGGCCCGCTGGGAACGGAACCCGGCGGCCGTCAGGAGGGCGTGCGCGGCAAGCGCGGCAGCAGCCCGCTGGGTGACCCCGGCCGAGGCCCCGAGGGAGGCGGCAGCCTGGAGCGCGGACCTGGCCGAGCGGAGCACGATCGCCGGGGCCGCCAGCACCGGGGCGGCGGCCAGGTGCGCGACTGCCTGGGAGGTAGCGGCAGCCAGCGCGGGACTCGCGGTCAGGTGCGCGCTGACCCGGACCGTGACCAGCGGGCCGGCAGTCAGCGCCGGGGCCGCGGCCAGGGCCACGGTGACCGGGTGAGTGACCAGGGACCCGGCATGCAGGATCGGGCTGGCCGCCAGGCTGGCCGCGCCGGGCCGGTAGGTGCCGGCGGAGGCAGTCAGCTGCGAGCCGGCTGCCAGCACCGCGGCACCGGCCTGGCCGGGCACCAGCAGGACGGCCGCCGCGGACAGGACGGCTGCCTGGGCCGAGGCCGCCGCGCCCAGGACGGGAGCCGCAGCCAGGTGAGCCGAGGAGGGGTGAGTCACCACCGCAGCCGCCGTCAGCTGCGGCGCAGCGCGCAGGGTCACCGGCACCGTGGCGCTGGCAGACAGCACCGGGGCAGCCGAGAGCACGGCCTGAGCGCTCTTGATGACCCGGGCCGAGGCAGTCAGCCGGGGAGCGGCGGCCAGCGCGGTGCCGGTTCCGCCCACGCCCAGGGTCGCGGCAGCGGACAGGCTGGCGGAGCCGTGCTGGATGAACGAGGCGGCGGCATTCAGCCGGGCCTGGGCGCTGAGGGCAGCCGCGGCGTTGGACGTGCTCGATGCCGTGTTAAGGAAGACTCCGTAAAAGCCGCGGGAAGCGCTGGCCACCGGGATCAGGTCCCGTATACGTCATAGACGCTGCCGGTGCCCGGCGTGGTGTTCCCCCCGAAGCTCCCGGTGGCGTTCCCGTAGGTGTTGCACTGGACCCGGCTCTGGGTCGGCCCGGTGGTGCCGATGAAAACGCCGTAACGCTGGTGCGGGCTGCCATTCCGGTCATAGCTCTGGCACCCGGTCATCGAGATGTCAGTGAGTCCGGTGGCGATGTTGAATCCGTCATAGGTGGGGGATCCCGAGCCCAGCCCGGCCGAGTCGGACACGCACCCGGCCAGCAGCACCTTGCCGCTCTGGATCGAGAAATTGTGCTGCGTGGAATCCTCTGCCTGGCAGTTCACGAAGGCGGTCCGGGTGGACTGGATGTTGAAGCCGTTGGCGTGCGAGTTGTCAGACCGGACATTGTTGTAGGTCGTGTCGCCGCCCGCGGCATAGACGCCGTCCGAGCCTGAGCCCAGGATCTGCACGTCACTAAGGTAGCTGTCCACCAGTCCGCCGCCGTAGATGCCGTAGGTGCCGGCCTTCCCGATCCGCAGCCCGCTGACATGGGTGACGCGCACCGCGGTGTCGAAGTACAGCCCGGCGCCCCCGGAGTTCATGATCACCAGGTCCCTGATCTTGTGCACCGGGTCGGAATAGGTGAACGGGGTCTGGGTCACCTGCCCGTTGCAGTAGATCCCGTGCTCGGTTCCGCTGCCCGACCCGTTCAGCATCAGGTCGTGCACGGTGGTCATCTCGGTGTAGGTCTGGCCGGTCACGATCAGGGCCATGCCGGAGAACCCGGGCGATGCATTGACCTGGCAGCCGGCCCGGCCGAAGGCACCCCCGAGGTCCACCCAGGACTGGAGCTGGATCGGCGCGGTGAGATTGAAGTTATACCCCACCAGCAGGACCGATCCACCGCCGCCGGATGGCTTCGAGGAGCTGGTCTGGCCGGTGGCCGCTACTGCGCTGATGGCCGCGTTGATCACCGTCTGGTCGGAGGTGCCCGAGCACTGGTAAACATAAGTCCCGTCCGCCGCGGCGCGCTTCAGGCCCGCCGGGCAGTCTGACGAGTAGACAACCGCCATCCCGGGCATCAGGAGACCTCCTGCTCCGCGGCAGCAGGCGCGTTCTCATGATCCCGGCCGGTGGTCTCCCGGTACAGGTCGGCCATGATCTTGCGGGCCATCCTCGCCTCCAGGAGCGCCTCCCGGGCGGCCTTGTTGCTCTCGCGGCGGAACCACCCGATCGCCCGCGCCAGCGGCCGTCGGGCCAGGAAGGCGACGATGGCGGTGATGACGGCCTCCAGGGGCATCGCTCCGATGTTGCCGCCCACCCAGTCCCAGTAGCGATGCAGCATCGGACCCTCCCTGGGCAGCCTCACTCCTTCTGGGGCTGCACAGCAGAGAGCCCCCGGGCGGGGGGCTCCGGGGACTCTCCGTGTGCAGGTTCTCGGGGGCAGGACCTGCGATTACAGGTTACCCCCGGAGAGTGCTCCTTACCCGGAAACAGAAGCCCGGGCCATTTTGCCCGCTATCCGTTGTTGCTGCCCCACTGGCTGTTCCCGGATACCCAGTCCGTCTGCACGACAGCCTCCCCTCCGGCGATGCCGGTCGAGGTCAGGTAGGCCGGCACGCCCTTCGTGTTCGACCGGGTGGGGTTGACGAAGGACCAGCCGTCGATCACCCACTCGTGTCCGGTGATGTCGCAGTTCGACTCATGCCACATCGCCAGTCCGCTGGCCTGGTAGAGGCACCGCCCGTCCTGTGCCTGGACATCGACGATCTTGTCACCCGCGAACTCGCTGTTCATGCCCGAGCCGTTAGTGAACGGCTCACAGTCGCTGGTGTTGACGGTGTGGCAGCTAGTCCCGAAAACGCCCCAGCGCTGGTTGCTGCCGTTATTCGGATCGGTGATGACGGCGTTGCTACTGCCCTCGTCCAGGCACTTGCCGCCGCCCTTGGTGGCGCAGATCTGGAACTCGCCCAGGCCCGGCCCGATCATTCCGGCCGGGGAGATGACCGCGGGCGCCGCCGGGGCTGCGGTGCTCGCGGACGCGGCCACGGCCGGGACCGCGGCAAGAGCGACGACGGCCAGCACGGCCGCCAGGATCCGGGAGAGACTCTTAGCTAGGTTCATAGCTAAAACCTTAGTCCGGCAGCAGCTCCAGGTCCATCTCCCCGTCGGCGCCGATGATGGCCCGGTACCGGCCGGTCTGGCCACCAGGCGGCCCGCCCATGGCCCCGGCCTGCTCATGGATGGTGCACGAGAACAGGTCCCCCAGCCGGTCGCGCAGCGGGTGCTTGATCGTCCAGGAATCAGCGCCGAAGACCACGATGTGATCGGTCTCGCGATCGCCCAGGATCTCCCGGGCGGCGTACTTGCGGGGACATGCCGGAGCCAGGCAGGCGATCGCCCCGCCGGGCGTCAGGTGCAGGGTCTCTCCGCAGCCCATCGGGCAGTAGGCGCCGATGATGTCTCGGATCTGGGTCATGCAGGGATCCTAGCTAACAGGCTAGATGTTGTTATCCCAGCCGCGGTTAATCTGGTCCGCCGGCCGCGGGGCCCCGGTAGCCAGCACATCCCACAGGACTCCGGGATCCTCGCTGTTCTTCAGGGTCACCCGGTCACCCGGTCGCACCCGGGCCTCGATCCAGCAGGTCCGGACAGTCGTATCCGAGCGCAGGAACGCCTGGGTCAGCAGGCGGGGACTAGCAGCCACGCGGACAGCCTAATCCGGACGCAACTACCTGGCCAAGAATCGGGCAAATTATACTAAATTAGTACCAGCGAGCCCACATCCGCGGCCGGGCCGCGACCGAGCCCGCCACGCGAGTCGGGGCATAGCGGCCGTAAGTGCCCCCAGATACAAGAACTCTGGGCGAACCAGTCATAATATGACGGATCTTGAAGACATCGAGCATCGACTTCAGCTCGGCCTGCTCGTCAGCCAGGGCCTGGCGCCACCGGTCGGTATAGTCGCGGCGCTCCTGGCGGGCGATCGGCGGCCCCTGGAAGGACGGCTGCTCGGTGTAGGCCCGGATCAGGTGCTTGATGCCCTCGACATAGGTATAGCTGGCCAGCAGGCCGCCCCAGAACTCAACCGGGAAGGCCGGGCCGCCGATCCCGTTCAGGGTGTAGTTGCTCCACGGCTGGGCCGCGGTGTTCAGCTTGCCGAGCGCGATGCCCATCAGCTGGGCGATCCGGCCGCGGGACCAGTGCGCCTGGAAGTAGGACTGGAGATTCGGGCCGCCGCCCGCTGAGTCGAACAGGTCCGCGAACCGGACCCAGACCTGGTCCTCCAGGAAGTCCTGCATGGCCAGGGACAGCGCGTCATAGTGCGGGTTGGCCGGCCCGATCACCAGCCAGGCGGAGTAGGCCTGGGCCTGCCCGCTCACCTCGTAGGTCCAGTCCAGCTGAGCCTGGCCGGGGTTGCTGGTGTCGGTGCTGGACGGGGTGACCTGGTAGATCCCGGCCGACAGCCGCTCGGCGGAGTAGCTGCTGATCACCGTTACGGTGCCGTCGGCATTCTGCATCAGCAGCCGCGCCGACACGGCCTGGCCGTCAGGGTCGGCCGGCTGGCCGCCGATGTAGACCGTGAAGCCCAGCGGCGGCCGGGAGAACTGGCTGACGTACTGGCGCTCGCGCCAGTCCACCAGGTCCGGGTTGACGACGGTCATCGGCGCCTACAGCACATTGCCCGAGCTGTAGTTCGCGATCATCGCGATCGCCTTGGCGCCCTTCACCTGGATAGCCGTGGAATAGTCGGTGGTGACATTGATCCGCAGGCCGATCTTGTGCTGGCCGGCGGCGCAGTTCGGCACCACGGCGATCGAGGTGGCGTTCTCCCCGGCCGTGTGCGCCGCGTCCGAGGAGTTGCCCGAGAACCGGATCTGCTCGGCATAGCCGCCGATCAGCTGCTCTACCCCGTCGAAGATGATCGACTGGAAGGCATTCTGGCTCTGCTTGTTCGGGTACTGGTAGGTCGCGCTCAGGATGACCGCCAGCGAGCACGGCCGCGGGGTGGTGAAGGTCAGGATGTTGAAGTTCGGGCTGGCCCCCGCGTTCACCGCGGTATTGACGAACAGGCCGCCGGCGAATACCGGCACCGAGTCCCGCAGGTCCGCCCAGGCCGTCCCGGTCCAGTAGGACAGCTGCTTCAGGTCCGTCATGAAGATCATGCGGCCCTTCTGCGCGGTGCCCCAGTTGGGCCGGGACGTGCTCGTGCAGATGAAGGTGCCCGGGCTGGCGTCCAGGATCCCGAAGTTCGAGACGAAATCGCTCAGCTGGAACGGGTCCGATTCATCATTGAGCTTGAGCCCGAGGAACGTTGAGAAGGTCGCCAAGAGGTCAGCCTCCCAGTCCCGTCCCGGCCTTTACGGAGCCATCCGGGAGGTAGATCGGATTGATGGCATTCGCCGGGTCCAGGGCGGACGGCCCGGACTGGACCGAGCCCTCATGGCCGGGCTGCGGCGCGTTGTAGTTCAGCGGCACCGCGTAGGCGCTCCAGCCTGAGAACGGCCCGGTTCCGGCCTTGTTCAGCGCGGCCACCCGGAACCGGTAGCCCTGGCTGTAGGGGGTCGAGCCGTCCGGCTTGTAGATCACCGGGGTGTTGGGGACCAGGCCCTGGGTGAAGACCGCGGTGACCGAGGACGGGTCGGCGCCATACCAGTACTCCGCCACCAGGGTGTCGCCGGCCTTCACGTTCTGCGAGCTGGCCAGGACCGAGATCCGGTACTGAGCCCAGGGGCCGATCCCGGTCTGGGTGATGGCGTAGTCGTAGCCCAGCTCCAGGACGGTGCCGTCCGGCTGCATCGGGTCGTTCTCGGTGCCGGTGGTGTTCCGGACGATGACCTGACCGGGCGGGGTGACGATGCCGGTCCTGCTGGTAGTCGGCAGCGTGGTGTCGGACGCCGGCGGCGCGGCCCCGGTGCTGGTCGGCGGGGCCGTCAGCGTCAGCGCGGTGCCGATCGCGGTCGGGCTCCCTGCCGTCTGCTGCCGGGTCAGGGTCGAGCCGCCTGCCTGGGACACGTAGGCATACCAGCCGGCCGCCCCGGCCTCCGCCGACGGGCTCGGCACGGTCAGGGTCGAGGTGGCCGCGGTCGTGACCACGGTGCCCTGGGTGCTGGCCACTGTCTCGCCGTTGGCGTTGACGTAGGTCGCGGCAACCTTGTAGGTGCCGGCTGCCACGGTGCCGCCCGTGTCGGCCTTGGTCGGGGCCGGGGCGGACGGGGCCGCCAGCGCGGCCGTCAGGGCAGTGAAGGTATCGGCCTGGTAGGCGGGCTCGCCCGCCTGGGCGCCGCCGGAGGGCGCCGGCTGGCCGTCCATCACCGGCTGGCCGCTGGCCGGCACGTACATCGTGCCGCGGTCCTCGGCCTCCAGCAGGTAGCCATCCACCGGGGTGGTCCCGGACGGCGGGGCCCAGGCCAGGGACACGCCGCGGTTGACCGCGGTCGGCGTGGGGGTACCGGGAGCGGCCGGGACCGAGGCCGGGATGTTCGAGCCGTAGTAGGTCGCGTCCCCGTAGCTGTAGGTCACCGAGACGTTGTTGCCGGCCGCGAAGTGCGCTGCCACCTCCGGGCTGATGTAGGCGACGGTCTCCTCGCCGTTCCCGGCCGTGGTCACGGTGTAGTCCGTGCCGAGCACCATCGCCTGGGAGCTGGTGGTGTTGGTCACCACGATCGAGGAGGGCACGACGCCCTTCTGGCTCAGGTACAGCCGCGATCCCGCGGCGGCCGAGGCGAAGGCGTCAGTCTGGCTGGCCAGCAGGGTCGGTGCGGCCGGGGCGCCGATGTAGCTCGTGTCGATCTGCCGGGCCGCGTAGGAGGAATCGACCGGCAGCGGGTTGGCATTCACCTGGTTGCCCAGGATGTCGGTCAGCGTGGTGTCCTTGTTGCCGGCCGCCACGCCCGACGACGGCGCCCGGTAGCCATTCGGGCTGGAGTACATCGAGGGAACCAGGTTGCTGCCGCCGCTGTCCTGGGTGTCCAGGCTCCCGGTCAGGCCGGTGTCTGCCGGGGAGTAGTCCTCCGGCAGGCCGCCGCCGTAGACGGCCTCGGTGTCCGGAGCGCCGCCGGCCCACCCGTAGGTGCCCGGGGCGCTCTCGGTGACCGCGTACTCGCTGCCAGGCGCTCCGGTCTCGGAGCCGGACTGGGTGCCCATTGCCGGGTCGGTCAGCGACCCGTAGCCCGCGGCCGAGCCCAGGCCGCCCGCCGAGCCGCCCTCGGTGTCGGCATTCGAGGCCTGACCCTGGGTCCCGGCCGGCAGCGGCCCGGCGCTGCCCTGGAAGCCGCCGAACTCATACGACTCATCGCGCTGCATGCCGTACCGGTAGGTCACCTTCGCGGTGTCCGCATCGGCCGAGTCCGTGGAGGAGTTGATCCGGGTGACCGAGTAGGTCAGGCCCTCCGGCGCGCTGCCCGAGGGCGTCAGCGTGTAGTCGGTCCCGAGCACCAGCCGCTTGCTGGTAGTGGTGTCGAAGACCGAGATCACGTCAGCGGTGGGCGAGGGGCCCGCGGTCTCCAGGGCGGGCACCGAGACGATGCCGGCCTTACTCAGCGCCGCCGGGACGGTGTGGCTGAGCGTGATGGTGTCCACCTGCTCGACGACGCCCTGGGCGGGGACGCCATGGAAGTCGGCCACGCTGCTGGTCATCCTGCGCTCCGGTCTGTCTCGTCATCGACGGTCGTCATCGGCCCCAGGCCGCTGGCGTGGTTCTGCCAGGCCTGGCTGTGATCGCGGACCAGGATCCTTCCGGTGGCCGGGTCCACCGTCAGCCCCTGGGACTCCAGCCGCTCGCGCGCCCGCCGGGCCGCCGCGGTGACCCGGTCCTTGTCGGCATCCGGGTCCCCGCGGTTGACCGTGAGGCCGGGGGAGGTCTGCACCACGTTGGGCGAGACGGCCTCATCCTCCGGGTCCATCGCGCGCAGCGCCCACGCCAGGTCCCCCGCCGCGGCCAGGTCGAACGCCTCGGTCACGCCGCGCAGCTCAGTGTGCGGGGCCGAGGGGCCGGCCGTGTCCGAGGTGTCATAGGTCCCCGTCATGGCTGCGGGGTCCCGGGGGAAGTGGCGCACGGGCTAGACCTCCAGCGTCCAGGGGCCGGTGCCGCGCCGCACGCAGCTCTCGGCCAGGCTGCCATGGCGCGAGCACAGCGGCGGGGCCGCGTCCTTCTCCTTGGCCCGGACCGGGATCTGCTCACCGCACGGGGCCTCCGGCCGGGTGCCCGGGCCGATGCAGGTCACCACGATCATGTCGTTATCGGAGGCCTCGTCGATGGTCTCGCGGATGGCCAGCTCGTCGGCCGCCATCCGATCCCGGAAGTTTCCGGCCTGCTTGGCCAGAGCGTCCCGGATGTAGGGGTCATCGTCGCCCGAGACCACCTTCAGGACGCCCTGCCGGATCGCCCGGACGAAGGCCGGGCTGGACTTCAGCTCGTTGGGGATGGGCTGCACGTCGTCGCCGCTGCGGTCGCCGCGGCCGGCGAAAGTGACCTGGTAGGTCTCTTTCGGGTCCGAGGCGATCACCGTCGGCCCGTCCATCATGTTCTGGCACATGACAGGGGCCTGGACGCCGGGGATGGCGATGTCAGCAGTCATGGTCGGTCCTCCTGATCCTTCTGGGCTCCGAGGTTGCAGTGCTAGCCGAGGATGAGGTACCCGACCACCGAGTTGTCGCTGCCCGAGCTGGAGGAGATCGTGAATCCGCTCCCCGGGTTCGTGGCGGGCACCGACAGGTGGCCGGGCGTGCCGGAGGGCGACATGCGGCTGACCAGGATCACGCTGTCTGCCGTGACGGCTCCGGCCGGGACATTCACCGTGCCGCTGACCAGGGTCGCGGTCCCGGCGGTGATGCCCGGGATGCCCGCGAGCTGCTCAGCCTGGGAAGCCAGGGCGTCCGAGATCTGGTTATGGGCTTCGATGTGCCCGGCCTGGCCGGCCGCCACGTTGTCGGGCGGAATCGAGGTCGTCATGCGCACCTCCCTCTATCCCTTCCGTGGGGAGGCGCTGGCTCGATAGCGGTGAACACGCTGGGAGGCCCCTCCGGGAGTTGAACCCGGCTGCGCGGCTTTGCAGGCCGCTGCCTCAGCCGCTCGGCCAAGGGACCCTGGTGAGCCTGGACGGACTCGAACCGCCGACCTTCTCCTTAGGGGGGAGTAGCTCTATCCGGCTGAGCTACAGGCTCATGGCGCCTCCGGTCCGACTCGAACGGACGACCTCTTGGTTCGGAACCAAGTGCGCTATCCACCTGCGCTACAGAGGCTAGACGGCAAATGCCGCGTACTTCTCATCTAGGACGCTTGATCATGCGTGGCGAGACCAGGATTCGAACCTGGGAAGCACATGGCAGCTGATTTACAGTCAGCCCTCGTTGGCCACTTGAGTACCTCGCCTGGGGAGGACAGCGGATCCCGAGACCGCATCATCCGGTTCACAACCGGGCGCTCTGCCTTTGAGCTATGCCCTCAGTGGTCGATGAAGGGATCGAACCTTCGGCCTCCCCGGTGTGAACGGGGCGCTCTCCCAAGCTGAGCTAACCGACCTTGATAAGCTGGCGAGCGGGGATTCGAACCCCGGGGGCCGTCGCCCTTCCGCTCCGTGCTCTCGCCAGTCGCACCCTCGACAGGACTCGAACCTGCAACCTGCCGGTCCGTAGCCGGCTGCTCCATCCGTTGAGCTACGAGGGTAGATCCCTGCTCGCGCCTTGGCGGGGCGCCTCCCTCCCGGGCCATCTCCGGTGGTGTCGAGGCGGGCAGGGGTCCGCCTGGTGGTCGCTGCTGGGATTGAACCAGCGGCCCCCTGCTTGTCGGGCAGGCGCTCTCCCGCTGAGCTAAGCGACCTTGCCGGCAGTATTTCTCATCCCCGTCTCAGGGGACAGATACGGCAGGAGCAGCGCGGCTCCGGTGCACGGCCGCGGCTGGTGATACGCCCGGTGACTCCTGCCGGGCGGTCCTGACGGGATTCGAACCCGCGATCTTCAGCTTGACGGGCTGACGGGGACGACCAAACTCCCCTACAAGACCTCGTGCCGGACCTGTCGTGATCAAGGGGTCCGGTGTTACCTTATTGAATTGCCAATGACACCTGGCAATATACACGGACACGGAGGATACGGACCAATGCGGAAGATCACCTCGCTACTCGCGGCCGGCGCTATTCTCGGCGCCGGGGCCTCGGTAGCTGCCCCCGGGGGGACCGTGCTGGCCGTTGCCCGGCCAGCCCCCACCCAGATCCTTGTCGGCCACGTCCTGGACCACTCAGGCGGGCCTGACATCTTCTATCACGCCTGACGTGCTGGCTCCCGCGGCTGGACTCGAACCAGCGCGCGTCCGGTTAACGGCCGGGTGCTCTGCCACTGAGCTACGCGGGACCGGCTAGCGCGGCCGGCCGTCCCCTGGGGGAGGGGCGGCCGGCCGCCCCCATTTCTGGGTGGTAGCGGGGGCGGGATTCGAACCCGCGGCCTCCAGATTATGAGCCTGGCGAGCTACCGAGCTGCTCTACCCCGCATCGTGCTCCCAGGATAACCCCGGGATCGTAGCCCCAGCCGGTGCTGACCCGGCGCCTCCGGATTGAAATTCCGGCCACCTGCCGTTAGTGAGATGGGGCCCTGATGTACTGCGCAGCCTCACGGGGAGTCGAACCCCGGCTTGCTGGCTGAGAACCAGCCGTCCTGACCATTAGACGATGAGGCCTTAGCGGGAGCCTTCGAGCGCCGTCATGCCGGTGTGGCGGCGCCTGGTACTCAGCTCGCTGCGGCGTTGACTAGTCACCGCAGCTCGCCGCCGGCAGTCACCTTCCCGGTTCCCGTGTGGCACGTGCAGGGATCGGCTGACCCTTCCACCTGCGTTGCCTGGCCCTCGGTGTCAGCGCTGGGCCAGGTAGCGGACGCCGTGCTCCGCGCCCTGTCTGGGTGCCGGACTTGACCGATCCGGCAGAGACCTCGCTGCATGCCGCGATGCCACGGAGCCCGTCTGGAGTGGGCTAGTCTCTGCGCGCCATCCAGGGCTCGAACCCGGGACCGTCTCCTTAGAGGGGAGCTGCTCTGTCCGCTGAGCTAATGGCGCCTGGGGTGGGCCGCCCGGGGCTCGAACCCGGGACCATCCGATTAAAAGTCGGCCGCTCTGCCGCTGAGCTAGCGGCCCGTGGCGAGGGTGGGCCTCGAACCCACGTCCTTCGGTTTATGAGACCGCTGCTTGCGACCATCTCAGCTACCCCGCCGGGTGGCACCGCGGCCCGGTACAGCCGTATCTCCGGGAGTGGCCTGGCCCAGCTACTCCGCGATGCCAAGTGGGCCCAGGAGGAATTGAACCTCCGGCCTCTTCCTTATCAGGGAAGCGCTCTAACCGGCTGAGCTACAGGCCCTTGCTTGTGTGAACTGTTGCGCCCGGGGAAGACGTGGCGCATGTTCGCATTCATTGCAGCACTGCTGTTCGCCATCGCCACGCTCATCGCGTTCACCGCGCTGAACGGCGTCTCCGTGACCGGCCTGATCGCGGCCGGCCTGCTGTGCCTGACCCTGCACCTGATCGTGCCGGGTACCTGGGGCCCGTCCTGGATGCGGCGGGCCTGAGCGGCGAGGGTGGGATTCGAACCCACGGGGCCGTGAGGCCCGGTCGTTTTCGGGACGACTGCACTAGTCCGGGCTATGCGACCTCGCCTGGGTAGGGACCGCCGGGCTCTCGCTGGCCTGGCGAGTCAGGCCGCCTGCGCATCCCCGCGGGTGGTGCAGGATTCGAACCTGCGAGGGGTTGCCCCCGACCAGCTTTCCGGGCTGGCGCCATAAGCCGCTCGGCCAACCACCCATGCAGGGCTCCCCAGCACCTCCTGCGGGAGCCCGCGGGACCGGGGGAGGCGACGGGATTCGAACCCGCCCGGGAGCGACCCTGCAAAGAGGAGCGAGCGGGATTCGAACCCGCGAGGGGGCGACCCCTACCGCCTTAGCAGGACGGCGCCTTCAGCCACTCGTGCCACCGCTCCGGGGCGCGCCGCGGCTTGCCGTCGCCCGCGCGCACTGCACCTGCGTCACCGCCTAACGGACTTGGCTGGTATCCGGTGCAGCTGCCATAACCGCTCGCCCCGGCTCTCGCCTGGTACTGACAGGGCAGGCCTGGCCAGGCCGACTGCCCCGGGGCCGCCACGCCTCAACAGACAGCCCTGCGTGCCCAAGGGGAGACTCGAACTCCCACGGCCTCTCGGCCACTGCGGTCTGAGCGCAGCGCGTCTACCAGTTTCACCACCTGGGCATGCGGACCGTTGCCGAGTTGCCAGACTCTCGGGTGATCATCTCCGGCTGCCGTCTGGCGGCGGCGCGAGCGATGATGAATCGGGGCCACGGAGCCTACAACCCCTTCGAGCGGAGAACGGGGATCGAACCCGTGCTGCCACCTTGGCAAGGTGGTGTGCTACCTCTACACCACATCCGCATGGCCGCCCGGGCCAGGATCAGCCCGGGACTTACACCGCAAGGGGCCGGAGCCCCAGAGCCCAGGGTCGGGATTGAACCGACGACCCCTTCCTTACCGAGGAAGCGCTCTGCCACTGAGCTACCCGGGCGGGACCGGGGTTCAGCCTCCCCGGCTAGGCGGTGCCGAATCGGTCGAACTCTCCCAGGCGGGCGCCGCCGACGAATGCCTGCCACTCGGCGGGAGTAAACCGGAGGACCGGGCCGCTGCTGTCCTTGCTGTCGCGGACCCCGATCATGCCGTCTGCGAGGCTGGCCACCTCGACGCAGTTGCCGTTGGCGAGGCTCAGTGAGGACTTGATCCAGTCCGGGGATGAGGCGGTGCCGGCGCTTCTTCTCATGCCGCCCCACCTTAGCTGAGATTCCCGCATTAGCTGAGGGAGCGGGCTTCGATCCCGCGTTGCCCGGGCCAAAACCGAGTGTCCTGCCAGCTAGACGACCCCTCACCGAGGGCCCCCGGCCGGACTCGAACCGGCATCTCGACTGCTTACAGGGCAGTCCCTCTCGCCAGTTGAGGTACGGGGGCAGGCCCCGGGCGCCTCCGCGGAGCCGGCATCCCGGGGTTGCAGGGCGCTCTGCACGCTGAGCTACCGGGCCGTGTTCCGCGGCCGGGCGGGACTCGAACCCGCGACCTCCCCGCCGTGTCCGAGGCGGGACTTGAACCCGCACGCCCTGAGCGGGCACCAGCACCTCAAGCTGGCGCGTCTGCCGTTCCGCCACCCGGACTGGTGGCCCCGGCCGTGCCCCGTAACAGTAGGCGCGGATGGGACCAGTATGCGTCAGCCAGGTCCAGAGCCATGACGGGGGCGGGCTCGGCGTTCACGTGGTAGCCCCTTAGCCCGCTACGTGTGCAGGTGTCCAGTACTGCTGGTCCATCTGGTCCTCTGGCTGCCAGAGCCTCCTCGCGGTATCGAACCGCGGGCCTCCGCTTTACGGGAGCGGCGCTCTAACCAGCTGAGCTAAGGAGGCGTGATCGTGCCGGGCCGCCGCCATAAAGGCGGGCTTCGATACCAGGCCGGACGGTGGCGAGCCGCCGGCCGGGCACTCGGGAGGGGCCACCTCCACCCAGCTGCTGACCACCCTGGACTCGAACCAGGACTATCTCCCGGTCCAGAGCCGGGCGGGTTTACCAATTCCCCCAGTGGTCATAGTGGCGCGCGTTGCCCAGATCCAGTTAAAGGCTGGCCTGCTCCTACGCGCAATCGCCGGACACCTTGTGGGCGAGGCGGGGATCGAACCCGCACTGAAGCGCTTTTGGGGCGCTGCCTCTGCCGGTTGGAGCTACTCGCCCGCGAGGAGCCGGGACGATCTTCAGGGGGTACGGCGCATCCTGGTCTCCCAGGTAGCCCTATCCGCCCGGCGCCACCCGGGCGAGCCGCTGACTTGGGTTCTTACCCTGAAGGCCGTCCCGGCCCCTCACGAAGTACATTACAGCTTTTCCTGCTAATGTCAAGTACCCCGCCCGGGATTCGAACCCGGGACACGCGGATTAAGAGTCCGCTGCTCTGAACCAGGCTGAGCTAGCGGGGTAAGGCGGCCGGAGCCGCAGAGCGGACGACGGGACTCGAACCCGCAACAACCAGCTTGGAGGGCTGGTACCCGGCCAGTTGGGACTCGTCCGCAGGCGCCACACTGACGCAGTGGCCGCGCGAGCTGGTGCCAGCTCGTAGGCACGAGACCAGGACATGTGCACCCGCCCTGGCTTACCGCCCGGGAGCGACCCTGGCGGCCGACTCGGCTACCCCAACCAGGGGAACGCCCTGGCGGCACCTCGCCGTCGTGCCATCGCGCAGCCCCGGGAGTCGAACCCAGCCATCCGGTCAGGACGTGGCCACCACGGCCAGCCGCCTTTATCCAGGGAGCGTCACCCGGCCGGCCAGGCCGCCATTGCCCTGGATGCCAGGCCCGTCGATCGCCGGGCCGAGTGGGGCACCGGGAATCGAACCCGGTCATCCAGGCTGAACGCGCCATCGCGCGCCAGGTCCCCGGCCGATCTGCCATTAAGGGTATGCCCCGCACGCAGGGTGCCCCCTGCGCTCCAGCAGGCCGCTGCGCAGACGGCCTCGTGGTCACTCTCCGGGTCGAACGGAGGACCTCCCGGGTTTCAACCGGGCGCTCTTGCCAGCCTGAGCTAAGCGACCTTGATAGAGGCGGTGTCCTGCCAGTTGGACGACCAGGTACCAGCTAGTACTCGCCGGCTCCAGGGCTCCAGCTCCGGGTAGTACTCCCCTCGGCTGTCCTCCCGGACATAATCCTGGCCGGGATTCGGACCCGGATTTCCGCCATGTCGGGGTGGCCGGACTCGAACCGGCGACCTCATCGTCCCGAACGATGCGCGCTAGCCATGCTGCGCTACACCCCGTTGCGCCGGTATTTCCCCGGGCGGTCTGATTGCGCAGCCGCTACCGGTTCACTCCCAATCGGCTAGACCGCCCCGGGCGCGGGCGGTCGGTCCCGTGCCGCGCGTACGTCGCGGTCGGGTGCCTGCACGAAACTGCCCCGCCGGGGTTTTCGCTGCCTCGTGCTATGGCCACGCCGGTCACTGCATCCCTGGCGATACGGAATCGAACCGCGAGGTTCCCCTTGTGAGGGTCCTGGTCGCCAAGCCCTACCCAGGGCCGTGTGCCGGAAGTCTGAGGGGCGCTCTTGCCGTTGAGCTACCCAGCCGGTTAAGGCCGGGCCGGGACTCGAACCCGGATCTCCCCGGTGGCCTGCTCTGCCCGTTGAGCTACCGCACAGGAGCGACCTGAGCGGGCGGGATTCGAACCCGCATACCTGGCCTCGTCTGGATAGCAGGATTCGAACCTGCGGCCTCGTGCTCCCCGAGCACGCGCGCTGCCAAGCTGCGCCATATCCAGATGATGCGTGCCCTGGCGCCACCCCGGGAAGTCTGGGGACCGCTCCGGGTGTGGTGCCTGGGCTTCTGTCCCCGACCGGGCTATCCCAGTCCCGGTCAGGTTTCCTGGCGCCGCATCGCGCCTCGTCCTGGATGGTGCCGCCACTTCGGGCCGCAGTGCATCGCCCTGGTCGAGCTGCTCCGTGGACTTGACCACCAGGGCTGGCTCGTGCTCTGCGACCCTCCGCCAGGCCGGCCAAGGCCCGGTGCTCCCTGCCCCGCCCGGGGGGAGCACCCCTGGCTGGGTACCATGCCCCCAGGGACGCAGCCCGGGTGAGCAGGGACTAGCTCCGGGAGATCTCCCGAAGTGGCGGCACCATCGTCAACGTCGCGCTCCCGGCCCGGTTAAGGACCAGGACTTTCCCCCGGTGGGCCCCTGGGGGTCGGGAGGCCGGCCCACGGCCTCACGCGACTGGTCGGGGTGGCGGGATTCGGACCCGCGGCCTCCCGCTCCCAAAGCGGGCGCTCTTGCCTGGCTGAGCTACACCCTGTCAGGCCCCCCGGGGGGCCGGGTTGCCGCCCGGCCAGCTCCCTGAGTCGCCCTGGAGCCAGTCTCACGCACCGTGGCATCCGGGCGCGCTGGCTCCTGTCTCTGAAGTGGAGTGAGGGCGTTCCTGGCAGCTTGCTTCCGCGCAGGCGAGTGTGATTGCTCTCGGGGGTATTTATCCCCGTCTCCCATTGATCCGGCCGTGATCGCGGCCGGGGCGGTGATCAGCCGCCGCTCCCTCACGTGGACCATCCGGGAGTCGAACCCGGCGCCTCTCCCTTGCGAGGGGAGCGCTCTACCAGCTGAGCTAACGGCCCTTGCGCGGGTGACCGGTCCCGCAGGCGTATCGCGTCTGGCATCCGGCTGGCAAGCCGGCCAGTGTCCGCCACTACCTGCGGCCGTGAGGGGGCAACCCTGCCTATGCCTGATCCCTCATTTATCTCGCTGCCGTCCCGGTGCCACCCGGGCCGGCGCGAGCCTGTGGAGCCTGCGGGAGTCGAACCCGCGACCTCTTGTCTGCCGAGCAAGTGCTCTACCGAGCTGAGCTAAGGCCCCGCGGCACCGATGTGCTGCCGCCACCCTGGCCGAGGCCAGGGCCGCCACCCCTGCGGTGCGATGCGATCCCGGCGGTCAGGCCGGGACGGCGGCGGCACGGTGCTTGCCACTGGCGCGGCCTGAGCCGCGCACTCGGCATCTTCGGGCGGCCGGGCCTCGGGTGGACGATTGGCATTCGTCCGGCCGGGCCGCCTCATGTTCACCGCTATTGAGCTGTCAATTTACGAGCCGGTTGCCCCGCCGCGGCTCTCGCCTTGGCCTGGGTGGCTGCGCAGGGACCGTAGGAATTGAACCCACATTTCGCTCGGGTTGGAGCCGAGCCGCCTACCCTCTGGCTGATCCCCTCGGTGTTCAGTTGTCCCGGATATGACCGGAGCCGCCGGCAGGTCTCCCTGCGGGCGGCTCCTGGGTCCAGGTCCGGGTGGTCCTTACCCAGGGTGCCGCTGCTTCCCCTGCTCAGGCAGGCAGAAGACGATGGCGTCATGCGCCATCGGCCAGGCTGCCAGCCTGGGTGAGGTATTGCTGCGGTACGTCATGGCTCCATGGTAGCTGCCCGGCGGGACGCGGGGCAAGGGTTTTATGAACTTTTCTTGCTAATGGCGCTGACCTGGGCCGGGATCCTCGCTAAGTGCCCCGGCCCGGTCTCTCAGACCGCCTGCGGGCCTGCCTGCCGCTCGTAGAACCGCTCGGGATCCTGGCCCAGCAGCGCCAGCACCTGGCTCTCCCGGTACCGGCGGTGGCCGCCCAGCGTCCGGATGGCAGTAAGCCGCCCGGACTTCGCCCACCGGGTCACCGTCTTGGGGTCCACCCGGAACATCGAGGCGACCTCCTTGGGGGTGAGGAGCTTCTCGTCCCGGGCGGCCTCGGCCGCGGGCGACAGCTGGTTCATGGGTGCACTGCCCTTCTCTGAACTGGAATGGACGAGTGCGGGCGGGGTGGCAATGATATGACCCTCCCGGTCCAGCCCAGAGGGTCATTGCCCAGGGTGGCCGGGAAAGCCTGATCTTGTCCCCGTCTCGCTCTCCTGAGCGGGGCAGGAGAGCATGAGCCTGCCGGGTCAGGAGCTTCATCTGGTGCTGTTGATGTCCGGAGAGTCCGGTGAGCCAACAATATGGCAAGGAACCCTGTATCTCAACCTGGGACGGGCCGGGCATCGATCAGAAGACGCCCGGCACCCGGGCAAGGTTTACGTACCGGGCGGCGGACGGAAGCGACCGGGTCCGCGGATCTCTGGACGGGCAGGCGGCCCGGGCGGGACCGGGACAGGGTCATCGATGTTCATCCAGCCGGGAACATCCCCTCCGGGGTAGTCCCCGGGGTAGTCCGGAAGCTGGCGGATCTCGACGCCCAGGACCCCGTCCGGGGTCTCGAACACCCTCGGCACCACGTACTCGGCCGAGACGCGGCCATCGGCATAGGTGAACCTGGCCACCGCGGTCCGGGGAACTGAGCCTAGATCGTACCTGCGTCCCACCGGGGACTCCCTCCTGGAGTGATTGCAGCTCAGAAAACGGGTATATCGGGCCTGCCGTGCACATCAGGCCGGTCCCGTGCACATCGACGTGCACATTTTGTGCAGATCAGGTTTTCGAATACTGGCCTCTGATCAGGGATGTGTGCACATGTGCACATCGGAACGCGATTTTCGGGGTTTTTGCTCAGCGCCATGATCATCTTCCGGGAGGGGCCTCAGCCGGCCGCCCGCGTAGGGATCACACGTAGTAGTCATCTGATTACATGATCTTGGCTCGCGTGAGCAAACTCGCCAAAAACAGCGATTCGAACTGCACATGTGCACACATCCCAGGTCAGCGGCCTGTATTCGAAAACCGGATGTGCACACAAATGTGCACGGCGATGTGCACGCTCCTCGACATGTGCACGGATCGGCCGCGAGGCACCCCCTAGTAACCTGTATACATTAGTTCATAAGTTCTTTAATTATTATTATAGACTCAAAAAGATTTTAATAGTTAGAAGTTAGTAGTTATAGGCCTTAACCGGGAATACCACGCACAACCGGACTAAGGGCCAAGTTACCCTCCAGTAACATGCACGCCGCCCTCCGGGCAGCCATACTCCTCGCATGGGCAGCACCCGATTCACCTTCCGGATGAACCCGGAGGCGTTCGAGGCACTGGACCCGCTGGCCGCCCAGGCGCTGGAAGGCGATCAGGTCCCGGTCCGGTGGGGAGCCGGGAACCAGGTGTCCGGGGCGCTGATCGAGCGGGTCGAGGTGTCGGCAGGCGAGTGCCTGGTGACCATGCTGATCGACGAGGAGCTGCCCGGGCCGGACGAGATGCTGGTGCCCTGCTGCGCCGAGGGAGCCTGCTGCTGCCCGGGGCGCGGTCCCTGCCGGTGCTCGCACCTCAGCCGATCTTGCTCTCCAGTGCCCGCTGCCGCACCCGGGCAGCCCTTTCCTGATCCACGTCCCGGGCCTGCCTGATCTGCTGGAGCGCCTCCCGGACCCGGGCCCGGATCAGGTCCTCCTGAAGCGGCCACGACGGGATGAAGTCAGCCCAGCCGCGCAGCGCCGCCCCGTCCACCGTCCGGTAGGTGCGCTCGACCAGCAGGATGGTGATCCCGAACATCGTGATCTCGCCCGCCCCGGTGAGCATGCGCATCTCAACCCAGTAGCCGATGTCCAGGCCGTCGCCGGGCTGCCAGCTGGCCTCCAGGGCAACCCAGGTGCTCACCTGGTCCCGCATGTCGTGGGTGATCCCCATGCCCGGAGCATAGGCCGCGGGCGCCTGCTCTGCCCGCCTGGGCCGGGATTGCATACTACTGACCGGTAAGAACGAGACCCGCTCGATCTCGATCAGGCCGTCGCTCTCCCGCGACAGCAGCGCGTCCATGAAGCCCGCCGGGAACGCCCCGGCCGTGATGACCAGGATCACCTTCCCGCGCAGGCCGTTCAGGTGCCGGGGCTCCCAGATCCGGGTAGTGAACCGGGAGTCGATCCCCTCGCGCATGCAGTAGCGCTCGTGGTCCCGCCAGGTCGGGCAGGCGACAGGAGGGCCGGTCACAGCTTCTCCGCGGCGCGCTCCAGCCGGGCGAGGAGAGCCTCTACATCCGGATCGCCCCAGAACTGCTCAGCGGAGATGCCAGGCTGATCATCGGTCACCACAGGGCTCCTTCGGGAGGAGATGGTCAGTTCCGGGGGAGTCCAGAGCGACATGATCTTGCCACGCCGCCTGCATGGCAAGGAAAATACCAGGAGCCCCGCGGCCTTGTGTCGCAGGCTGCGGGGCTCTTACCGGCCAGTAGCTCAGCGGGCGGGCGGATGCCAGTGGTGCAGGCTCTCGGAGTGCCTTCCGTCGGCCAGGGCCTGCATGTAGGCCTGCTCGACATGCTCGGGCATCGGGTCCGGGTGCATCAGCCGGATCCCGTCGGAGCTGTTCCACCGGTAATGCTCCAGTGAGGCCCAGTCCCGCTCGGCCAGCCGCTCATCCAGCCAGCGGCGCTCAGCTCGCCGGTCCCAGCGGCCGGCCAGCCACCATGCGATGGCGAAGCCGGCCGCCAGGGACCCGACGATGATCAGCCTGGTCACTTCAGGATCAGCGCCGTGGTCCCGCCGATCATCTTGCGGTTCACCGAGGTGGACTGGATGAAGATCCTCGTGCCCGGCTGCGTGGTCGGGGAGACCTTCGCGTCGAACTCGGGCAGGCCCAGGAGCTGGCGCGCGGCCGGGCCGGTGTAGACCGCCCCGTCGGAGCTGGTCTGCACCATCACGTCCTTGTAGTTCTGGATCGTGACCGGCTTGGTCAGCTGGTAGAAGACTGAGCCCTTGCGGTACGGGCGGCCGGTGACCAGCGCGGCGAACTCGTTGACCGGCATGTCGTAGGGCACGTCGGCCAGGTCGTAGCGGATGTGCGGCAGCGGGTCCAGCGCCGCCGCCGCGGCCTGGGGCGTGACCTGGGCCACGGTGAAGATGCTCCGGCTGCCGCGCACGCCGCGGGTCCGGGCCTCCATGAAATCCTGGGAGACCTGGCGGATCTTGGTGCCGACCTCGCGGAAGCCGTGCTCGCTAGTCGTGTCCCACTTGTCGATGTTCCCGGCCGGGAAGCCGCACTTCTTGGCGTAGGTGACGCCCATCGAGTCGGGAACGAAGGCGGCCACCGTCCAGTGATCCGGCAGGCCGGTAATGCGCCGCTCCAGGTCCAGGGCGCAGAACCGGCGCGAGGTGTTCTCCTGGCCGTCGGTGATGACGAAGACCACGAAGGAATGCTCGCCGTAGCGCTCGGGCGTCTCGGCCAGCTCGTCGATCGCCTGGTGGGCCGCGTCGATGAGCGGGGTCATGGCCACGGGCCGGTACCGGCCGGAGATCGACGGCCGGCGGAGTGCGTCCATGTCGTAGAACAGGCAGCGGACGCCGTCGCTGGAGTCGAAGGTGTAGACCGTGATCCGGGTCTCCTGGCTCATCTCCTCGGACCGGACGGCCATGTCGGCCACGAAGTTGTCCACCACCTGGACGACGGCGCGCTGGTGGCGCCGCATCGAGGAGGACTGGTCCACGACCAGCACGAAGTGGTTGATGCGGTTGGCCGGCTCGGCGGCCTGATCTCGCCCGTACATGGACCCTCCCGGGAGTCTGGGTTATCAAGATAAATTGTATCGAGAGGGTCTGACATTCCCGGGCATGACAGAGGGCCCGCAGCCAACCCCGGAAGGCCGCGGGCCCTCGCACCCCTTCTGTGCTCAGGTTGCGCGCAGCTCGTAGCGATCGGTCCCCCCGTTGCCCGTGTGCTGGACGCAGGAGATCCGGTTCCGGCGCAGCAGGCCATGAAACGCCACCTGAGCCTGGCTGCGGCTGAGCCCGGTCCCGGACGCCGCCTCGCGCAGCCGGAAGGGACCCGTTCCGCGCTGGCGCATCCAGGTGAGCAGCCGGTCCTCGCTGGTCGGGTCTTCAGGAGCCACGACAGGAACCTCCGCTTACGGAAGGGCCGGGTTTTTATGCGGCACGGGAAAGCCGAACACGCCCCCACCGGAGCGAGAGCGTGTTCGAAAACTGCTTCTGACCTGCGTCAACTCTTCGTGATCGACGCCAAGCCCCTCGGATTCAGGATGTTCATGGCCACCATCTCGTCGAAGACCCAGCCCTTCCAGAATGCCTCGACGTTGTGGTTCTCCTCGACATCCAGGGAGTACAGGATGGGGAAGACGCCCAGGAAGTTGGGCTCGGGGGCCAGGAAGATCTTCGCCTGCGGGACGATGATCGAGCGCTGGATCTGGAACTCACCGAAGCTGGTGATGGTCTCGCCCGCAACCACCCGGTCCTTGAAGGCCCAGCCGGTCTGGTTGATGTCCCACCGGAACATGTCCCGGTAGTCGAACGGGTTGATCAGGATCCGCGCCGACGGCAGCTCGTGCAGGTCGGTCATCGCCACGGCCGAGTACAGCGAGCCCGGGGTCAGGTAGCCCGACGCCTCGGTGATGTTGTGGTTGGGGGTGACCACGTGGTCGGGCCGGGTGGCGTAGTCGGTGATCGCCGCCTGGAGGAGCACCAGCAGCCGGGCGTCCTCCTGCTTCAGGATCGCCTGCTTGGTCTCGTCCTGGGCCTGCTCGACCGCGTTGATCCGCAGGTAGAACAGGTCCTCCTTGCGGATGGCCGGCCGGCTCGCGATCCGGAAGAACCGCACCGGGATGCGCTTGCCCTCGAACGGGGTCACGCGGACCTCGCCCTCGGTGCCGCTCAGGATGTAGGCCTGGCCCAGGTCGTCCCACACGTCGTACTCGACTGGCGTGCCCGGCGTGACCGGGTCCTCGACCAGCACGTTCCGGACGATGCCCTGGTAGCGCAGCTTCAGCTGGATGGGGCCGACCATCCCGACGCCGAGACGGCGGAAGCCGTGCATCTCGTCGGAGAGGATGAGCGCCATCTTGCGGACCTTGGCCTCGCGCGTGAGCCCTACGCCGTTCGTCCGAGACCGGCGGGCCTCGATCTGGGCGACGTAGTCATCGCTCTTGCGGGAGGCCACTCGCGGACGCAGGCCGCCGCCTTGCGGCGCCAGCGCCAGCTGCCCGCCAGCCGAAACGGTGGCCAGCTCGTTCATCTGGGTTCCTTTCCTGCGTCCGTCTGAGGACTCTTGACTACGCCCGGGCGGGCGGCGTCAGACCTTGAGCGCGGTCAGCTCGGCCGCGGTGAAGGCCGGCAGGCCGCCGATGGTGATCTTGGTGGCGCTGTTGACCTTCAGCAGCCGGGCGACCGGCGACGAGACCGTGGTGCCGGACGAGTAAGGCACGAGCATCCCCTGGTTGGACCCCGCGGTGGACACGCCCACCAGCGCCGAGCCCGAGCCGTCGGAAGGATCGGTCCAGGTCGCGGTGGCGTCGAAGGCGGGCGCCAGGATCTCGAACTCGGCATCCGGGGTCAGCACCCACACCGCGAAGGCATTGATGCCGGCGTACAGCAGCTCGTCGATGCCGTCTCCGCCCACGTAGAGGGCGCCCAGGCCGTAGATCGGGACAGTGGCAGCGGTCACGTCCGACCCGGCATTGCCCGTGTGAGCAGAGCCGGTCATCGTCTTGCCGCCCATCTGGACGCTGTTGGCCCCCGCCAGGGTCACCAGGTCGCCACCCGAGCGGATGAAGCCCATGCCCGGCCAGATCGGCACGGCACGAGTCCAGGCCGGGTCGAGGAAGCAGGGCTTGGGAGTGGCCTGCGTCCAGGCGTACAGCGGCCGGATCGTCCGCTTGACGTAGTCATTGCTCAGGTACGTGCGGATCACGGCGTCTTCTCCGTCTCTCGTTCCGGACCGGGCTGCTGACCGGCCCCCCTGCTACTCCTTCTGGGGGCCAGAGGGCCGGAAGGCTTCATCGGGTCGTATTCGTGTTCGGGGTCAGTCGATGAACAGGTCTGAGTCATCGGCGCCCGCGCTCGCGGCCGAGGCCGCGGAGGCGTAGTGAGCGGCGCCGACAGACGCGAGGGAAGGGGCCGAGCGGGTGGCGCCCTGGCGGGCCATCGGGCGCGCCGCGGGCTGCGCCGGGCGGACCCGGGACAGCACCCCGATCTCGTGCTCGATCATCGGGCCGGACATCGAGGCGTCCCGCTCGATCGCCGCGGCGACCGCCAGCTCGTCGCCCTGGGCGAGGCCGGCCTGGACGCGCAGCCTGGCCAGCCGGATCGAGCCGAAGGTCCGGGCCGCGGAGGCATCCCGGGGCGTGATCTTCGAGGCCGCCCTCTGGCCGGGGCCCTGACCGGACTCCAGCAGCCAGGGGAACGCCGCCCCGTTGTCGCCCTGGCCGCCGATGCCGGGCCCGTGGGCCTTCAGCGGGTCCGGGTCGATCCGCACGTCAGTCTCGATGCGGCGCTGGCTCAGCGGCACCCCGCCGTCCTGGCTGGGGTTGGTGCCCTGGACCGGGGCCGTCACGTCGATCAGGTCGGTGGCGGGCGGGGTCTGCATCTCCACGCCCGGGGTAATCGCCGTGGTGGTCTGCTCGGCCGGGACATGCGTGGTCGAGCCCGGCGTGGTGCCCGGCCGCGACGGGTCATCCATCGTCTCCGGGGCCAGAGTCTCCTCGGTGGTCTGCGTCGGCGGGGCCTCCGGCGGGTCCGGCACCGGGCTGGCCGGGTTGAGCACGTCCGCGTGCCGCTGCATCACCCGGGTCCGGATGGCTGCCAGGTGCTGCCCGGCGCCCGCTGCATTGGCCAGGAAGCCCATCTGCTCGCGGAGGACATCGTTCTCAGCGGTCAGCTCCGCGATGCGGCGCGCCTGAGCCTGGGCCAGCGCCGAGGCGGTCTTGCTTCCTGCCATGTCGTCGTCCCTCTCCGGGTCGTCGTCCTGTTCCTTCTGGGGGCCGCCAGCAGGTTCGAGCGATCCCTGGCGGCAGGCGGGACACGGCACGCCCGGCTGAGCGGCCACGTCGGGGGCGAAAGTCTGGCCGCAGGCGGGGCAGGCCAGCTGGCCGGCGGGAGCAGGAGCGAGCTGGTCCTCGGTGCCCTCGTTCTCCAGTTCCTGGCCCTCGCCCTGCTCCTCCCGGGCGGCCTCGGCATCCTCCGCGCCCTGCTCCTGCTCTTCCTCGCCAGCGGCCTGCTCCTCCTGGCCGGGCACCTGCGCGGCCGGCTGGCCCGGCCCGCCCTGGCCGACAGGCACGCCGTCGGGGGTGAGCTGGTCAGGGTGCTGGAGCTGCCCGGCGGCGTCCGGGTCGGAGCCCATCGCCTGGTCCGGGCCGGTCATGACCTCTCCGGACTGGTCGAGCTGGTCACGGACCTGCTGGGCCCTCCCGGTGTCAGGGTCGCGGAACAGGCTCGGCGGCACGGTGAACCCGCAGACCGGGCAGCGATCGCCGGACCACACGTCGTGCTCGCCGCAGACCGGGCACTCCTCCATCCGCAAGGTGTCCACCTGGGGCGGCACGCGCTCCTCGCCGTAGGCGACCGAGCGGCGGCCGTGATAATGCATGTTCTCCTCGGGGATGCCCCCGGGGTGCTGCTGCTGGTGGTGCTGCTTCCAGCGCTCCTGGCCGCGGGTGAAGGTCTGCACCCGGCCCTTGCTGGCCCCGGCGCCGCCGCCGCCCAGGCCCGCCGAGTCCTCGGCCTGGTTCATCCGCTGCTGGCGAAGCCAGGTAGCGGCCTGGACCTCGTGCGGCTTGACCTCGCGGCCGTAGTGCTCCGAGAGGGTTCTCGCTGCATCCCGGTACATGTGCGACACGTGGTCGTAGTGCTGCTGCTGGCTGGCGGGGAACTTCCCGCCCTCCTCCTTGCTCAGCCGCCGGCCCGCGGCCACCGACAGCGCGTGCCGGTCCACGACTACCTGGTGATTGCCGCTGGCCTTGTCCTCGGGGGTGTCATCGCCGTGCTCGATCAGCTTGGCGAATGCCCGGGTCTTGGGGCCCTTGAGCACCTCGCTGTGGTGCTTGCCGGCCAGCATCTGGATGGCGGGCTTCTGCTGGCTGCCCATCGCGCCGGACCCGGGTCCCGGCGGCTCGCCCTGAGCCGCCCGGGAGGCGTTGAACATGTTGATCGGCCATGCGGTCTGCGGGCTGTAGGCGCTCAGCAGGCCCGCTCCCAGGGCATGATTGCCGCCCGCGATGGCCCCGGCCACATGATGGGCGTCGGAATACCAGCGCCTGCCCAGCGACCGCTCGTCATCAGTGGTCTGGTGATAGGCCGTCACGATGTTGCCGGCGTTCATCGGGTGGTCCCGGAAGAACGGGTGGTCCCCGCCCTGCTTCTTGCGGGACGGCCTGGCGGCCGGGGCATCCTCGCCCTCGGCAGCTGCCGTCCTGGCCCACTCACCCTGATCCTCCAGCTCGGGCGCATAAGCGAATGCCCCTGGCCCGGGCGGGTGCTGCCTCAGGGCTGCGTCCCGGTGCATCAGCTCATGCGGCAGCAGCGCGGTCTTCTGCGGGGCGAACTGGCCGGTGGCGATCAGCATCGAGTTCTGACCGCGGGTCTCGGTAGTCATGGCATGGCGGGCCGGCCCGTGGAACATCCGCGAGTGAGCCAGCCAGGCAGCCTCCTCGCCGTGGCGGTCAAAGGACCGTCCGGTAGCCGCGTGCCCGAAGGCATCGTGCACTGCCCGGAACTTGTCATTGGTGTCGTCGTCAAAGAACCCGTGCGGACCAGTAGCGGCCGTGCTGAGGACCTGAAGGCGCCCGTTCTTGTTCAGGTCGTGCGCCATCTCCAGGTGATTGGCGTACGGGTCATGATCAACTGACTGAACCTTGACCCTCATCGCGTGAGTCAGGTGGTGGTACTGGTCATGCACCTGGCGGGCCATGTCCGCGAACGCGGCATGGGCTCCGGGATCGTTCATCGGCAGCGAGTGATAGGCCTGGGCCAGCTTCCGGATCCGGTCCGGGTTTGTCTCGATATGGCCGTATCCCTCAGCATGCGGGTCCTCCAGGCCATGCCGGGAGGAATAGGCACGAGCGCCCTCCACCATGCTCCGCACCGGGTGCACCGCAGGATCTCCCCGCCGGTTCAGGCGGTTATCGTCGATGTCCAGGCTCGCGGCAGCTGTATGACGGTGCTGGAGCGTCCGGCCGCAGGAGACGTGATGGCAGCCAGTCAGGTGATACAGATTGTCGGCGTCGGCCGCTGACTGACTGAACTCAGCCGAGGCCGTGCTCCGCAGGGAGGCCGCCTTCCGCCGCGCGCTAGCTCCCCTGCCAGGCATCTTCAGGCCGCGGGCGTCCACGTCGCCCAGGACATAGGCGGTCGGGTCGGCCGGGTCCTCGACCAGCAGGCTGTTCTCGAAGAACGACAGGCCGGCGCAGATCTCGTGGATCAGCTTCTCCTCGACCCGGCCGGTCACCGGGTTGGTCTTGCGGATCTTCTTGCCCTTCAGCGCGGGCAGGTGCGCGCAGTACTCGGCCGGGTTGGTGGCCTTGTTGCCGCAGGCCGAGCACTTCGACCACTCGACATCGACGCCCATGGAGGTCCGGTTGACCCTGCCTGCCAGGAGCGCCGCGGCCAGCCGGGGGAAGCGCAGCGCGTCGATCTCCATCAGGCCCTCAGCCCAGGTGTCCGGGCTGCTGTCGGGGTTGCGGTCCCGGTGCAGGGCGACCGCCACGATCACGCCGCGGGCACGGCGGTGGTTGGCGTTGTGATGGTTGACGAAGACCGGCTTGCCGAGGAAGGTCTGGTAGCCCTTCTCGATCTCGATATCCGGGAAAGTGTCGTGATTGTCATTGGTCCGGGAGGAGATCATCCTCGACCGGACGTAGATGAAGCCGGGCCGCGGCTCATAGTCGAAGGCCACCCGGTGCGCTGACTTGCGCAGGCCCTGGTCCCGCTGTCCCGACCATGCCTCCAGGACTTCGAGCCTGGCGTACTTCCGCAGCATTGAGCCCTCCGTCGTCTCCTGCCCCTTCCGGGGCGGAGCGAGGAGGGCTCAGATGCCCAGGGGGGCTACTCGCCGGGGTCGAGGCGGGGCAGGCTCTCCAGCCAGGGACCCAGGTCATCCTCGATCGCGCCGCGGACACGGCGGACCAGAGTGGGCGGCTCCTCCGGAAGGGGCTCCGGGATCAGCGGATCCGGCAGCCCGGAAGGCCGGGCGATCATCGTCTCCCCGGTGACGGCGGGCCGGGCTGCGGTATCCCAGGGCGGGTGCCCCTCCGGGCTTGCCGTAACAGGCTCAGGATCATCCAGCCGCCCCGGGGGCGCCGGGGGAGGCAGGGTCTGCGGGTACGTGCGGACAGGCAGCGGGACAGGGACAGGAAGCTTCCGGTGAGCCCCGGCGGGCCGCCGCGGGCGGCCGGCGGCCACGGAGCCAGGGACCAGGCCCCGGGCGGACCGGATGGTCGCCACCCAGTCGTCGGCGTCACGATCCTCCCGGCTCTGGCGCTCGGCATGGACCAGCCGCCAGCGGGCCAGGCCGAAGCGGCCGGGCTCCGGGGTCAGGAGCAGGGACTCGGGCGGCCATGCCAGGTACAGGGCGAAGGCCGCCACGAGCGCCAGCGCGGCATCTCGCATGATCATCCTCTCCTACTTGCTCCGGCAGGTGGGACCAATGCGCAGCTCGCGGGACAGGTCGTTCTCCAGCGGCAGCCCGCACTTGGTGCAGAACGCGAAGCCGTACTTCTTCTCGAACTCGATGCTGTCGGCCGGGGTCATCTCATCTTCCGCGCGCAGGAATCCCAGGGCGGCGGGGAAGGCCGTCCAGGCACCTGCCATGGAAGTGCGCGGGTTGATCTCGGACGGGCTGAACACCTTGGCCCGCAGGCCCTGGTTCCCGTACACCGACTGGTAGACCTTGAAGACCCGGCCGCGGTTGTAGTACATGCCGGGCTCGCTGACCCGGGTGCCGGGCCGGAAGCCGGGGCGGGCGGGAGTCGTCGCAGCCGGCGCTGCCGAGACGGGCGTTTCACGTGAAACAAGAAGCGGGTTCGCCAGCGGAGGGCAGCGGTCCAGGTAGCGCTTCATCCCGTCCATCTGAGCATCGCTCAGGCGGCGCGTGCCGTCCAGCTGGCTCAGGTCTATCTTGTGCCGCCTGGTGGCGGCCAGCTCCCGCAGCTTCCTGATCTTGTCGGTGTAGTTCATCTCGCCCCGGTCTCTGCTCGTGGTCTGCTGAGATCACAATAGCAAGAAAACCTGTAATGGGCAACTAGCGCCCGATGACGATCCCGGTCGCGTCGATCAGCAGGTCCCGCGAGGTAGGCGGGATCAGCCGGTCGTCGATGTTGTCCATGACCTTCCTGCCGCAGCCGTGACAGTAGTTCTCGCGGCCCGGCTGGTCCTTCTCGTGATCCCAGGGGAAGTCCAGCTTGACCAGGAGCCCGTCCGGGTCTCCGTTCCCCTCCGGCTGGCCCTCATTGGACTCGATCTCCGCCTCGAACATCGGACGCCATCCGTGCAGGTAATGCTCCGGCGACAGGGCCCGGGCGATCCTCTCCGACACTTCCGCTGCAAGCGCCATGCTTCCCTCCCGTCACCCACAGTAGGTGAGTTTGCACGGACTTACCATGTTCCTTGCCAAAACGAATCCGGATAGGAGCACGGCACAGAAGGAGAGCAGGGACCGCGGCCGGGGAGGTGATCATTGACCACGATCACTAACGGCCTGGAGGGCCTGGCCGACGGCACCGTTATCACCACCGCCAACTCCGGCGGCGCCTCCGGGGATGCACTCGGCATCGTGACCGGCTCCGGCGGCGGCATTACTCCTACTGCCAGGTCCGCCGCGGCCTTCCATGGCGCCGTCGGCGCAGACCTGACCGTGGGAGCCTCAGTAGGCAATTCCCTGGTCGGCTGGGACTCCTCCAGCTTCGGCGGCGTGCAGTCCGCGCTGTGGACCCGCGCCTACCTGATGTTCCCGGGGTCGCTGCCGGGCACCACCCGAATCCACCGGATCGCAGACGGGTCAGGATCGTTCAACGGAAGCGTGGAGATCCTGGGCGCGACGGGCGTGCTCCGGACCCTGAACTCCTCCGGCACCAACCAGGGGGACGGCTCCGTCCCGCTGAGCCCGAATACCTGGTACCGGCTGGAGTGCCGGTTCGTCGGCAGCGCCAGTACCGGCGTGATCGAGTGGTTCCTCTACCCGGGGGACTCGGCCACTGCCCTGGACACCCGGACGTTCACCGGCATCAACACCCGCGGCACGATCGGCCAGGCGACCTGGGGCAACCCGTCATCTCAGACCGGCATAACGATCTACGGCGACGACTTCGGGATCAGCACCACCGGATATCTCGGGGCGGCCATCCAGGTGCAGTCCGGGAGCGCCGGGCTCCAGTCGTCCTACACCCTGGTCGCTAGTGCCATCCGCGGGGTGACCGCCGCGACGGCGCTGTCGTCAGTCCCGTCCCTGGCGGTGTCGGCCGTGCTTGCCCGCCGGGGCATCGCCAGCCTGGCCGCGCTCCCGGTCATGGGCGCCACGTCGGTGGTCTCCCGTCCGGGCACCGCTCATCTGGCCGCCGTCCCGGTGCTGACCACGGCGGCAGCGGTGACCGAGAAGGCGGCGGATTCCCTCACCGCGAGCATGCAGCTCACCGCCTCCGGGACGGTAGCGCGACCGGGAAGCGCACACCTGCTGGCCGCCGCGGCGCTGACTGCTGCCGGCCGCGCCACCATGATTGCCTCCGCGCACCTGGCGGCTGGCACGGCGCTCTCTGCTGCTGGCACGCCAGGGCGGGCCGGGGTGGCGCACCTGGCGGCCGTGCCAGTGCTGAGTGCCGCGGGCGTGCCAGCGCGCCAGGGAGCGGCGCACTTCAGCGCCAGCCCGGCGATGACAGCTCCTGGCACGCTGGCACGCCCTGGCGCAGCCAGCCTGGCAGCCTCACCGTCCCTGGCCGCGGCAGCGCTGGTCACCGAGCGCGCGAGCGCGACCCTGAGTGCCCCGGGGTCGCTGTCAGCGCTGGCGGTCATCGCACGAGCCGCGCATGCCTCCCTGAGTGCCCCGGCGTCCCTCACGGCCGCGGGCAGGGCCATCCAGCTGGCTGCTGTCAGCCTGGCAGCAAGCCCGGCGCTGACGGCATCCGGAACGGCCGGCTCCTCGACCTCGGTGACGATGTCGGCCGCGATGGCGCTGACCGTATCGGCCGGGGTCGCGCGGGCGGGCCATGCGTCCCTGGCGGCAGAGCCGTCCCTGGCGGCTGGCGCGGCGGTCACCGAGCGCGCCAGCGCCGGCCTCCAGGTGGCGGCGCAGCTCCGGGCCGCCGCCCTCCTGGCGCGGCCGGGAGTGGCGCACCTCAGCGCCGTGCCGGCGCTGACCGCCGGAGCGCACCGGGAGCAGCTCGCCGGGGCCCCGCTCGGCGCGAGCATGGTGCTGACAGCCAGCGGGGAGCGATCCCCGGGGCTCAGCTCGATCCTGTCCGCCCGGCCCGTGCTCGCGGTAACGGGAACGGTGGTTAACCTGGCCCGGGCAGGACTGGCCGCATCGGCCGTGCTCGGCACGGTCCCGGCCATCGGCGTGCCAGGAGCGGCCGTCCTGAGCGCTGCGGTGCTGATGACCGTCAGCGGCCGGATCGCGCAGATCCGGCAGGGCAGTGCCGCCCTGGCCGCCTCGGCCCGCCTGGCCGCGGGGGCATCGGTGGCCATCGGCCGCCTTGAGGAGCTGTGGGAGTCCTACGTCTCGGCCGACCAGGCAGCCACCGCGGCCGAGCGGCAGTGGAACGAGATCATCCTCGCGGGCGGCCGGTCGCAGTACGCCGGCTACTGGTACACCCGCTCCTACGAGCTGCGGATGACCGCGAGCGAGGCCTACGACACATGGCTGGCCTTCTACCAGCCCCGGGTCAGTAGGTGATCCGGATCCCGTACTTGAGCCCGAGCCGGATCAGCTCCGGGCTCGGCGGGGGAAGCGGCTGCGGGCAGCCGAGGGAGTGCACGACGGCCCGGGAGTTCTCGACCCGCTCCACGCCGAGGCGTGAGGTCGTCTTCGGGTCCGGCGGGATGGAGCCGATCAGCGCGTACCAGGAGCACTGGCTGGCTTCCAGCTGGGTCACGACGGACTCGATCCGGCTGCGCTCGCTGAGCTGGCGGATGCTGAGAATGCCGGCCACCACCGAGACTGCCACCAGCAGGACTCCCTGCGCGATGACTATCCACCACAGCAGGTGCTTGCTGGTCCCGAGGAACTTGGCCAGGTCGGGATCAAGATCGTGAACGGGCTTCGGCTCGGTCATTGGGATCCGATCCTGCTGTCCAGCTTGCTGAACGACTCGCGCATCTCGGCCGCCAGCTTCTCGATGGCGGGGTGACCGCTGGCCATGTCCATCAGGGCCGCGTTCTTGGCGTGCAGCTCAGCGATCTGGGCGGTCGCCTGCCGGAGCTGCTCATCCTTGGCGTCTCTCTCTGCTTCCACGGCGCGGGCGCGGGCCTCCCAGGACTCGGCCACGTTCTTGTAGTTGGAGAGCACCTGGGCGTTCTTGCCGACCCGGAGCGCGGCCCAGGTCCCGATGCCGCCAGCCAGGGCGAGGAGCACGGCAATAAGCCCGCCGAGCGTGGACAGCAGGGCGGACGAACTCGGCCCCGATGCGGCCACCTGGGCCGCGATGTCGGGGGGCACGATCATCATCCGAGTGGTTACTCACTTCCGGTTGACGCCGGCAGGTCCTCAGCCGAGCTGGCGTAGATGATCCGGATCTGTTCGAGCACGAAGCTCATCTGCTCGCGCTGGCTTTGCATGGACCGGGCGACCAGGATGAAAACGAGTCCCTGGAAGGCGCAGAACAGGCCCGTGAACAGCACCATGAAGGCGAGCCGGCTCTCGCTGCTGATGGCATACAGCCGGAGCGCGAAGAAGGCGATGAAGACCCCCACGAACGAGATCGTGCCGGCTACGTAGAGGATCAGCCCGATCAGCATCCCGACCCGGTTCAATGCCCGGTTAGTGTCGTGGGGCAGCTTCTGACGCTGCTGCGGGATGGCGTCGATGGCGGGGTTACCTCCGGGACAGGTCCAGGCACTTTTCCTGGGCGGCGGAGGCCAGCGGCGCGAGAGTGCAGCTGGCCGGAAGCGGATCCTGCAAGCCAGCGATGATCATCAGGGGCGGCAGGGCGGGCAGGGACGCCGACACCGACAGGCGCACCGGGATGCGCAGCGGGATGCTGATGCTGATCCGGACGGGCGGCGGGAGAGGCAGGCGGGTCGGCGTGGGCACCGGGCTGGGCTCAGGCGTGGGATCCGGGCTGGGACTCGGGCCCGGCGAACTGCCGGGCGGGCTGCTGTGGCCGCCACCACCGCCACCACCGCCGGGCCCGGATCCTCCCGTGCTGCCGCCCGTCCCGCCGGCTGACCGGGAGATCCCCGGCCCGCCCGTGCCTGTGGGGGCAGGAGCGGACGAGCCGGGGAGAGGACGCGCGCCGCCCGGGGGGAGTGACGGCCGCGCCGTGACTGGAGGCTGATGGACAGGAACCAGGGTGAGCGGGGTCGGGTGCAGCCGGGGCAGCACCAGCGGGAACATCGCCAGGACCATCAGGATCAGCGACAGCAGGACGATCCCGGCTGCCGATGACCAGCCCGCTCCCGCGAGCACCCGGAGCCTCTCGGAGCGCGTCAGCGCCAGCGGGCTGATCCACTTGTGCCGCGGCACGCCCGGCCACCTACCCCTGGCCACCGGCAGCCTCCTGCCAGCGGCGCAGGGCCTCCGGGACGGTACCAGTGTCCACCCAGGCGCCATGCCCGGGCCAGGCCACGGCCGGCACCGGGGCGCCGAGCACCAACCCGATCTCGTCCAGGATCTCCTGGCTGTCATCCATGGCCACGGCCAGGAAGCAGCCGCGCCCGGAGAACGGGTCCTCCAGCATCAGCTGGGGCCGGGTTACCAGGTCAAAGCGGTGCACGAGGGCTCCCTCAGGCCGAGATCACGTCATCTTCGAAGTCGTCGAGAGACAGCCCGCGGCGGCCCAGGTCCTCGTCCTGGTCCTCATAGTGGGTGCCCTCCAGGCGCAGCAGGCCCAGGTTCCGGGCCCGCGTGCCCCTGCCCTCGCCGATCAGCTCGGCTGCCTCTGCCTCGGGCAGCACGTCAGCGGTCTTGGCCAGGTAAGCGCGGGCGGCGGCGGCGATGTCTCCCCCGGCCGCTCCGGAGGCCTGGCCGGGAGTGCCGCCGGAGAACTGGCGCGCCGCGGCGGAGCGCTGGAACGCGGCAACGATGTCATCGAGGTCGCCCTGGGGCTCGCCGGCCGGGACAGAGACCTCGCCGGAGTCGGTGCCGCCACCAGACCACTGCTGATTGCCCACGGTCTGGATGGAGGGATCCTCTGGTGATAGCGCGTCATCCATCGAACCCATTCCCGGTTCCTGGGTCGCAAGCTGGGTTCCCTCCGCCGGGTCGCCCTGGACGGCGTAGGCCGCGTGCACGCTGGCGCCATCGTTCATCCCGCAGGCCGGGCAGCTCCCGTCAGGCTGGCCGCCGTAGGGGTGCGGCACATCCTGGGCATCTCCCGCGGTGCCGTCGATCCCGGCGTCCTGGCGCTGCTCCTCGCCCTCGGTGCCGATGGTGGCGGGCAGGGCGGGCTCGGGCTCATCGTGATTGCTGGGCAGGCCCGTGCACCCCGCCGGGCATCCCTGCGCGTGCACCACCGGGTCCCGGAAGACCGGCTCGCAGTCGGGGCCGGGCGCGGACTGGCCGCTGGCATCGCAGCGGTAGCACTCGTGCCCGGTGAGGTGCTCGCCGGTCCCGCCGCAGCAGGGGCAGCCGCCAGCTGACGCGACAAACCCAGGGGAGCTGGCGGCGTCAGACCAGCGGTCGCGGCCATAGCGGCGCTCGTGATCAGTCTCGTGGTAGGGATGCGGGGCATAGCCGGGCGGCGCCGGGTCGCCCATCGCCATGCCGCGCTCCACGTCCTCGTGATCACGGGCGTGCCGCTCGTGGTAGGCGTCCAGGCCAGGCTCGTCCTCGTAGCCGTGCTGCTCCATCAGGTGGCGGCGGAACTCCTCGGCGTCATCGGCCGGGCTGAGGCTCTCCTCCATCCGGATGCCCTGCGGGTCGCCGGGATCCATGCCGGTCAGCGAGCTGCTGGTGGCGTCCCGGTCGCTGAAGCCGAAAGTGCCCTGCTCATCCTGGCTCGCGATCGAGGGGACCTGGAGGCCGGGCGGCATCGGGTCCGGGGCGCCGGGCACGAGTACCTTGTGGGCTGCATTCGACAGCGGCATCTGGATGAAGCTGCCCTCGTCGATTGATCCCCAGTTGTCCGGGTCCGGGCCGGCCAGCGGCCCGTAGCTGCCCGGATCCTTGTCCGGGTCAGGGGCCTCGGTCGCGCCGTAGGGCTTGGCCGGCGGGTGCGCGGTGACGTTCTCGCTGCCCCAGGGGCCGTTGGCCTGATCGGCATTGATGATGAGGCTGGCCAGGCGGGCGAGCGCCAGCACCTCATCCGGGTCTTCCCCGGCGGCCAGCAGGGCGGCCACGGCGTGCTTCGCGGGCGGCTCGGCAGTCATCTCCGCATGCGTCCACATCTCGTGGTGGTCGTCGAAGGGGTAAGCCATCGGGTTCCACCGGATGGGAGTGTGCGCGCCCCGGCCGCCGGATCCGGCCCGGTTCTCCTCCGCGTCCATCGCCGTGCGCATCGGGTCGAAGTAGTTCTTCCAGCCCCTGTCCGGGTGCACATGGTGGGTATTGACCTCGGGGTGCGGCTCCTCGTACCTGGCCCACCAGGAGTTGCCCTTGTCAGTCCGGACGCCGTGGTCGATGAACCCGCTGGCCTGGCGGGCCTTCGAGTACAGGCGGTCCATCATGGCCGAGGCGATGCCCTTGCCCTGCTGACTGCTGTGCAGCATGTGCACGGCGTAGGCCCGGCCGTCATCGCTCTGCGAGTAATGCAGGCTGCCGACGTGCTCGCCCCCCAGGTGCGCCTTGATGACATGGCTGGCCTGGGATGCGGGATGCGTGGACCAGTGCGGGTCGTGGTCGGGGTTCGGGCCGTCGGTGATCTCCAGGCCGGCCGGGCGGGCATGGGTCAGCGAGCGGGCAGTGACGCCGCCGGGCGGGCAGGGTCCGTCATGCCGGTACAGGCAGTCCTGGCCGGACAGCGCGGACAGGTGCGGCCGGGCGGGCACGAACGAGTGCAGCGGCTCGTGGCCGAAGAACTCGTCCCGCGGCTCCCCGGTGACCTCGTGCTCCATGCCCGGCTTGTCGTATCCGCCGAACAGGTCATCGACCTCGCGCGGCCGGAACAGCGCCGGGTAGCGCTCCTCGTGCGGCAGGCCGCGCGGGGTGTGGTGCTGGTGGCTCATCTCATCGCCGTAGCGCTGGTGCTCGGCCTCGTGGAACTCCTGCATCTCGCCATGGCCGGCCGCCGCCAGCCGGTTGGCGTCCAGGCCGTGGTGGTGCTCCAGGTGCGCGCGCACCTCGTGGTCCTCGGGCTCGCTGGCATACGGCAGCCTGTGCGCCGTCCTGCGGCTGGCGGCCGGGGCCAGCCAGGTCTCCGCCCAGCCGCCCGCGCCCCACGGGGGCATTGACTTGACCACGACCTGGCGCGGCGGCATGCCCTCGGGCCGCGGGTCCTCGCGGACCCCCTCCCCCGTGCGCGTGCGCGAGAGGGCCTCCAGCTGGAGCGCCATGACATGGCTGCACGGCCGGCCCGCGTAGCGGGTGCCCAGGGACTTGTCCTGGTGGAAGCTGGCCCACGGGCAGCCGCACGCCCAGTGGTGCATGGACTGCGGGTGACCGGGCCGCCGCTGGATGCCGGACTCGTACACGTCGTGATCGCCGCCGACCTCACCGATCACCAGCCCCGGGGAGGCATGGGTGATCCGGACCCGGCCGGCCTTGCGGATCCGCTGGGCCTTGCGCCGGACATCGGCCCAGCTGGCGGTGAACTCGAACCGGAAGGCGGGGCTGGCAGAGGCGGCGCCGAGCGCGGCCACGTGCACCTCGATCGTCTTGCCGGTATCGTTCCCGGTGCCGCCGTCCTCGCCCTCTTCCTGCCCTGGCGGGGCGGACGGGGCTGGCGGGGGCGGCGGCGGCCAGACATTCCCGTGCTGGTCATGGGTGCCCTGGGTATAGGCCGGGCCGCCGGCGTTGATGTGAGCGCCCGCCAGCGGCCACTCCTGCGGGTCGGTGTCCTCCGGATCCTGCTGCTCGCCGGCGGAGTCGTCCAGGGCGTCATCAGTGTCCGGCCCGGTGTCCATCGGAGCACCAGGGCTGACCTGCGGATTCTTGCTATCGGGTGCTGAATTGTCCTGGCTGCTGACCTGGTCGCTGTCCGGCGGGCCGGGCGGCTTCGAGCTGAGCCGGTGCAGCCTGGTCCACTCGCTCCACTGCTCCGGGCCGAGCACGCTGGCCCGGCCGGAGGCGGCCAGGTCCTCCGCGGTCGCCGGCGAGTCCGGGCGCGTCTCGGGGCCGGGGGTGAAGGGCATCGTCCCGCCGTGGGAGTGGTTCGCCATCCCGGCCTCGTGCAGAGCCTCGTGCCAGTGGCTGGGGCGGTTGCCCTGGCCCAGGATCCGGTCGATCCCCGGCTGGCCGTAGCCATGCTTATCGCGCAGGTGATCGGCCCAGTCGTCCTCGGTCACCGCGGTGCGCAGCATGGCCTCGCGGGCCTGGCGGCCGGCTCGCTCCAGCTCTGCGCTCTCCGGCTCGTCGATGACCGGCTGCTGGTTGGTGAACTCGGTGGAGGGCACGAAGTCACCCCAGCTGGCCCCGTTGCCGGTGTCGAAGTCATGCAGGTCAGAGCGTTCCTCGCCGGTCCAGGGCACCCGGCTCGCGGTAAAGGCCCCGATCTCCAGGCCGGGCCCGCCGCCGGCGGACATCCCCTCGGGGTACATGCCGACGGTGGCGCCGTTGGCCTTCTCCTTGTCCACCCCGGGCAGCGGCTCATTCCACCGGCTGTCGCCCTCGCCCTCGGCGGACTGGTCGTCATAGCCGTCCGGGTCGCCTGCCCGCGGGATGGTGCCGTGCTGCGGGGCGTCCCCGGCATCGTCGATCTGAGTCCCGTTGATCGTGGTCGCGTGATGACGCGCGCCGATCAGTGCCGATGCCTCCTCGATCTCGGCCAGCCGGGCGAGCGGCGGAGGGAGCATCCAGGCAGGCGGCGGGGCCTCCTCCTGGGGGCCCAGGTTCTCGTGCACCCAGTCCTGCTGGGCTGGCTCTGCCCAGTACAGCCCCAGATCACCCTCGCCTCCGCTGTAATCGGAGTCCCGCGGGTCATCCGGCCGCCCGTAGGTGTCCGCGGCGGTACGGGACCCGACCGTGCGGATATACAGGCCGGGGTCGGGCCGCTCGTGCAGGATCTGGCCCATCTCCGGGTAGTCGTCGCTGGCCAGGTGCGCGAAGGACTGATCCTGGGTGGCGGCGATTCCGGTCAGGTACTCCTCGGCCGGCATCCCGGCCTGTGCCTCGGGCATGGCGCGCCAGGCGGCCCGGGCCTCGTCCTCGGTAACGTACCGGGCGGTCACCCCGGCGGGCAGGTTCGAGCCCGGCGAGCCGCCGCGGAAGGCATCGGGCAGCGGCCTCAGCTGGCTCTCGGTGTAGATGCCCTGGCCCATGCCGCTGTCGAGCACGACCTGGTACTCGGTCAGCCCCGGGGCGAAGGCGCCGGAGACGAACAGGACCCGGCCGGGCAGGCCGTCGATCGTCATGACCCGCTGCTGTGCAGCGAAGCCCGTGCCCAGTGCGGCCTGCCGCCCCGTCCGCCGGGTGGCATGCCTCTCGATGCGCCGCGCCATGTCGCCTCCTCCCTCCTTCCGTGGCGGGTGCGGCAGGCGCCGGGAATGGCATAAAGACGGCAATCCTGACGGGCCTGGCGAAGCGGTTGCACAGATACAGAGTTTCTTGCTAATGTAGACCCGTGAGCGCAATGGTCATCAGGATCTGGCTGAATGTCCGCGAGGACGCCCGCGAGACGGGCTACCGGCCAGGTGACCAGGCTGCCTCGGTCACGGATTTCACCTGGGGATTCATCGGCGGCGACCGGCATGACTCACGCGAGCTGCGCTACATCCTGCCCGGCCCGGCGAGCATCCCGCTGGATGACCCGGACCTGCCGACGATGATCGCCGGTCCCGTGTGGGCTTCCCTGCGCGGCTTCCCGGTGTACTCCTGGCAGCGTGACTGGATCCGCGAGGTCCGGCTGGCGCGCAGGCCCGGTAAGGGCGACCTGATCCGGCTGGAGGTGCCGGGTCCGTTCGAGTACTGGGGTCCCGTGTGGCTGGCAAGCACTGGCCTGGGATGGAAACGAGTCGAGGAGCCGGCATGATCATGAGAGTCCTCCGGTCGGTCTTCCCCCTGGTGCTCTGGCTGGTAGCCCTGGCCTGCGGCGCAATCGTGGTCTCCGGGGCATGCGTGGTGCTCAGGGCCAGCCCGCTGCTCCTCCTCATCGCCCTCGGACTGTGGTCGGCGGCCTGGACCTGGCTGTGCTGGCTGGCGCGGCGCGAGACCCGGAGGGTGGGACCGCGGTGAGGATCTCGCACGTGCCTCTCTACTGGATCGCCGCGATGGCGGGCCTGGCCCTGCGGCAGGGAGCCATGGCCTTCATCCGGGTGCTTATCATCCTGCGCGCGGCGATCTTCCTGGCCGCGCTGCTGGAGCTGATGGAGGGGACAGGATGAAGGACAGGATCTACCTGGTCTGCGATGAGTACAGCGTGCGCAGGATGACCAAGCGAGAGCCGAGACTGACCCACGGCGAGACTGCCGTCATGGTCGATGTCGAGGCCGATCCCGGCGCCCTCCAGGCGCCCACCGTTGCCCAGAGGATGCATGTCACTGACTGGCGTAACGGCCTGGATCTCGGCGGTGTCACCATCCGGCAGTCCTTCATCACCATCGGCGCGGCTGCCGCGGTCCGGGACGAGATCCTGACCCGGATGGCCGCCGCCCTGGAGGCCGCCGGGTTCGAGGTGATCCCGCCTGCGGAGCTGGTGCCGGCCCTGACTGCCGGGGACGGAGAGACAGGATGACCACGCTGACCACCGATTCCGTCGCGAGGTTCTTCCGCGATGCCGCCCGGGCTATCGAGATGCAGGGCTGGACCCGGCATGGTCATGACGGATGCGAGGGACTGAGCCTGGCATCCGCACTGTGCCAGGTCATCCATCCGGGCGACCACCGGGCCGAGTGCCCCCCGGACTGCGAGGAGGCGGCCGACCGGCTGCTGGGCTGGATGCTGCTGACCGGGGTAACGCACCTGCCCGGCGGTCGCAGCGTCCGGGCCTTTAACGTCCTGGCAGCCTGGAACGATAACCGGCGCCGTGACCGGGAGCAGGTAGTGAGCCTGCTGCTGGGCGCGGCGGCCACCCTGGAGGAGCTGCCCTGGCGGCTGTCCGAGTTCCTGGAGAGCCTCCGGTGAGCCCGGTCTTCGGCCGCCGCCCGGATAACCCGCAGCCCTTCTCGAAGATGATCGTGGCAGCCAGCCGCACCGTGATCACCAGGGACGAGCGGCGGCAGCTGGAGTACACGCTGCGCGGCGCTGAGCGGACCGTGGCCAGGATGGTGAACCTGCTGGAGACCGGACGGGCAGTCCGGCGGGGTGACATGGCCACCCGGCTGGATGTCCTCAGCGGGGACCTGGGGCGCTGCTACACCGCGCTGCTGACTGCTGAGCTGGCCGACCGGCAGGCCCGGGAGGAGCAGGAGCGCAAGGCGGAGGAGGCCGCGATGGACCGGCTCCGGCGCGAGTGGAACGGAGATGACCCGTCATGATCACGGAGCTGATTCTGGCCAGCATGATCATCATCGGCGGCATGACCGCGGCGATCATCGCCGCCCACCGGCAGCAGTCCCGGCGGATCCTCGCGCCCCGGGCGATCGAGGCACCGCGCCGGAAGGAGCTGCCGGCCCCGGCCAGGCCGATGGCACCGCGGCCGGTGTTCGTGCTGCCGGACCTGGATGACGAGCCGGACCCGGACGGGGAAGACCCGGCGGAGGACGGCGAGCCGTGCGAGCGCCCGGACTGCGACCGGAGCCTGCCGGCTCCCCCGCAGGAGCCCTGGGAGGTCCGGGTGACCGGCGAGACCCGGCGGTTCTGCTCAGGAGACTGCGCGAACGCCTGGGTGGAGGAAGACAGGGCCAGGCGGGTCAGCAGCGGGCGCCGCCGGTAAGCATCCCGGCTGCCTCCTATAGCAAGCAAGGTGGCTATCCGGGCGATAGGGTGCGCGGGAATCCCCGCTCACCTCACTCCGACGATCCTGGGAGGGATCTTGCGTATCTCATTCCTGACGCGGCGCATCGCCGTCGTCTCCGCCGTCATCGCGCTGGCGGGCGGCACGGCCGCGGGCGCCCTGGCTGCGTCCGGCAGCTCCTCGGCTGCCAGCAGCCCGGCAGCAGCAGCCGCCGCGTCCGGCCAGATCGTCGGCTGCGTCAAGACCTCCGGCGGCGCGCCGCGGACGATGCAGAACGTCTACACGGGCGTGGCCAACTTCAGGGGCTGCCCGGCGGGCACCTTCCAGGCCGGGCCGTGGAACGTCCGGGGCCCGAGGGGCGCTACCGGAGCGAAGGGCGCGACCGGGGCCGCCGGCCCCCAGGGCCCGGCCGGGCCTGCCGGGCAGGACGCCCAGGCGCTTCCCTACGGCATCGGCCAGGTCCTCGTGGACCGCGGGACCGGCGCCACGGCGTGGGCGACCTACTCGACCACCCTGGGCTCGCCCGCGGGTGACACCGAGTCCGGCACCTTCCGGTTCACCTGCAAGAACGTCACCGACGGCTGCAACCTGTCCGTCCAGGCCCGCGCCACGGCCAGCGGGTACCAGGTGTACCCGCGAGTGCTGATCATCAAGGCCGACAACTCCGGCACGGGCGAGATCCGGAGCACCTGCGAGTACGCCGACGGCTCGGATAATGACGGCGCGTCCACGGCAGTCGGCACCTCGGCCACCCCGGTGCCGCTGGGCGTCGGCGGCACATTCGACTGCGGCGGCTCCCAGTCCGGCACCCCGGCCAGCGGAGTCACGGACATCAACGTGCCCGGGTCGGCCGGGCAGGGGCTGCATTATGATGTGTTCACCACGCTGGTCTTCGCGAAGGCCGGCTAGCCTGGCCTGGTCTCAGGCGCCCGGTGGCTGATCGGCCACTGCGCTACATATGCAGGAGCGGCCCGCCCCCGAGGGGACGGGCCGTTTCTGTGCCGGCAGCCTCAGCCGGCCCTGACTGCGGGCGGGTAGGCCACGGCCAGGTAAGCGCGGTAGGCGGCGTCAGCAGCCTCCTGGGCCTCGTAGGCCCGGCCGTAGAGCTGGCCCGCGGTGCCATCGGTACGGGCGACCGCGCGGATCAGGCTCCACTGCCGCCACAGGTCCCCGGCGGTGACCGCCAGCTGCTGGTATGCCTGCCAGAGGGCGTCAGGGTCAGCGGCCACGACGGCGCTTCGAGCCCCGCCCGCGGCGGACCGGGGGCTTGGTCACCCCGCGGGACCGGCCGCGCCCGGGAGCGGGGCCGGGCGGTGGCTCCGGGATGCTCCGGCTGAACCATCCGGCTGGCATCAGGTCATCACCTCATCGCGATCGTAATTGAGCAGATCGGTGCTCTCTGCCGTGACCCCGAGATGGCGGCGGATGCCGACGTGCGCAGGATCCTGATAGGCGCGCAGCTGCGGGCCGGATACCCAGTCGCCGCGCTCCTCCCTGGCCTGCCGCTCGGTCTCGGGCCCGTGCGCCACCATCACGAAGCCCTCGATCACGTTCTCCCCCTGATCCTGAGCGGCGCGCTCCAGGCGGGCCGCGCGCTGGCCGTCCTGGGCGGCCTCGTTCACGGCCCGGGCCATCGCGGCCTCGCTGCGCACCCGGGCCGCGCGCCGGTACAGCGAGCCCTGGCGGGTCATCAGGGACGGGCGGCGGGCGGCGGCCACCGGCATGCCGTCGCGCTCCTCGTCGCTCTCGGGCGGGCGCTGGGCCATGTCCTCGATCTCCTCGTCACCCTCCGGCCCCTCAGACGGCGCGGCCGGGTCGATCTCCTCGTTCTCGTCCCCGGGCACCATGTCCTCCGGGGTAGGCGCAAGGTCGGGCAGGGTCGGCGGGGTGATGCCCATGCGGTCGATCATGACCTGCTCCTGGGCGATCGCCGGCGGCACTCCCTCCTGCTGGGCGAACGCGGCGAAGTCGGCCTTCAGGTCCTCCGGGATCGGCAGGCCCTCCTTCATCAGCTCGATGTAGGCCTGGCGGCGGGTGCGGGCCTGGGCCACGATGTCGGCCACGGCCTCGTCCTGGGACTTCTCCCGCTCCTCGTCCAGGTCGATGCCCAGGCCGCGGGTGCGGGTGCGCTGGCTGATCGGGATGCCGGATGCGCGCAGCGCCTCGGTGAACTGCCGCTGGGTGTCCTCGTCCCGGAAGTTGAGCACCGCGAAGTCGAGGTCGGGGACCAGGAGCGCGGGCTGCTCGGTGATGCGCCGCTCGCCGGTCTCCTCGTCGATCTCCAGGACCTCCTCCATCTTCACGAACCGGCGGCCGTTGCGCTCCTCGTAGTCGTAGTGCTCCTGGGCCTCGGCCACGATCAGGGCGCGCTGGGTGAAGTGCCGCTTCAGGTACTTCTGGTAGCGGGTCATCAGCTGCTCGACCAGCTGCTTGTTCAGCGCGTCAGCCGCGTAGGTCTGGCCCTCCTGGGCGCCCATCAGGAACGTCCGGGACAGGCCGAACACCTGGAGCACCCTGTCCTCGATCCGCTCGAAGTCGGGGGTCAGGTCGGGCATGTTCTCCCGGCCGAAGACAGGCTGGATGTCCACCGCGAAGTTGTGGATCAGGGCCCGGAAGTCGCCGGCCAGGGCAGCATCGAGCGCCAGCTCGAAGTTCTCCAGGTCATCGTCGGTGGGGATCCACGGGACCGAGGTGCCCAGGTCGGTGGCGGAGGCACCGAGCTTGCACAGGATGAGCGGGGTGTAGAGCCGGTCCGCGATGGAGTCCAGTGCGGTGTTGAGCATCTCCTGCTGGAGCATGGAGCGCATCGCCCGGGTGAGCAGCGGCAGCCCGCGGAGGCTGAAGGTGTCGCCCTTGAAGCGCAGCTGCTTGAGCAGGATGTTGCTGACGGGCATGTAGGCGTTCTCGGCCGTGTAGGCGGCCAGCTCGGGGTACTCCTGGACCAGCTTCTGGTACTCCCAGACGGGCTGGCGGGTGGTGAGGATCTGCCGGATCGTCCAGGGCAGCCGGATGAAGTACCGCGGGTCCTTCAGGAACGGGGACCGCTCGACCTTGATGTCATCGGGGTTGAGCAGCTCCTCGTCATCCCAGATGCCCAGGTCCTCGTTGAAGGTGGCAAACGGCCACGCCTCCCCGGCCGTGTAGTACTCCCGGCCGATGTCGATCATGAACTCCTCGTAGTCCAGGCCGTCCTCGTCGAAGAACAGCCCGGAGTAGAACTCCTCCAGCCGGGTGTCCTTGCATGCCAGGTGCGCGCCCACCACGGGGAACTTCGAGAAGATGTCCACGCACGAGCCCACGATGGGGTCTGTCTGGTAGAGCAGCCGGCAGAACGCCCGGACCTTGGCCAGCTCCTCGTTCTCGGAGAAGTCGTAGGGCAGGTTGTTCTGGCGCCAGTAGAACAGCGGGTCACGCGGGCGGCCGGTGGCGAACTGGATGTCAGAGAAGCCGCCGCCCGCGCCGCCGTAGCCCGAGCCCGCAGTGCGCGAGATCCGGGCCACCCGGGCATTCACCCGGCGGTTCTTGCGAGCCTCCGCCACCTCAGGCGACATCTGCTCATCACGCAGCCCGCGGGCGCCGAAGGCCAGCCCCCGGGACAGCTCGGACTGGCCGGGAGCTGGCTTGTAGGTGACCCTCATGACCCCTCCGGTCCGCGCAGCATCCCGGCCCACTTGCGCAGGCGGCAGGGATCAGCCCCGGTAGTGCGGCCGGCCAGCCCGCCGACGGCATCCAGGTGGTCGGCCAGCTCGTCCAGCAGGTTCGGGTCGATCGCCTCGGCCGCCCGCAGCAGCCGGTCATGCCGGCGGGCCCGGGCGGAGGCGGACCGGACCTCCTGGCGGGCCGGCTCCTCGCGCGCCCTAGCCGCCTGGTGCACGGTCCTCCTCCCGGGCGGGCACGCCCGGCTGCGCATCGCGGCGCTCCGGCAGCCACCGGTCAGGATCCTGGAGGATCGCGATGGTAGCCCGGTTCGCCTTGTGTTCCGGGACCACCCGGATGGCCGCCTTCAGGAACTCCTGGACCGGGCCCAGGTGCTCCTCGCCGGACTCGCCCATGTCCCAGGGCCCGAACACCTCGGTGACCGGGCCGCCGTTCTCGGTCCAGGTCAGCTCGACCACGACCTGCCCGCTCACAGGCTGCCCCCCGGCAGGACCGGGCGGCCGGCCCAGGCGGCCTCGCGCTGCGCCGCGGTCAGCACGTGGCGGACGGCCGCCCGGTTCGAGCGGATGGCGGCCAGCACGGCCGGGTCGCAGCCGGACAGCCGGGCGGCCACATGCCGGGCGAAGGTGTCCTCGTCCATCAGCTCACCGTCGGTCAGCGACCGGTAGGACCCCTTTTTCCTGCTCTTGCCCTTCGGGGGCGGGGGCGGTGCGTCATCACCCTCGTCGTCGTCCTCAGGAGACCCTGAGCCATCCTCGTCCGGCGGGGCGTCATCATCACCCGCGAAGGGGTTCCCGCCGTCCTCGTCGTCCTCCGGGGCGCCGCCGGGGCCCATCATGGACGGGTCGCCGTCAGGCGGCAGGGCATCCGGGGGCAGGACCCCGCCGTCAGGGCCGATGTCGGAGGGAGCACCCGGCCCGGCCGGGGCCTGGGGCGAGCCCGGGAAGGCCGGCTGGACCCGGACGATGTAGTTCTGGCCGCAGAAGTCGCACCCGATCGTGCCGTCGGAGCGGCCGATCACCTGGCCTGATCCGCAGAACGGGCAGTGACTGGTGATCAGCGGGTCGCCCGGGTCATGCGCCAGCCGGGTGCCGAGCCCCGGCGGGGCCGCGGGGTACAGGTCCATGCTTGCCTCCCTAACCCTTCCGTGGCCCGGCCGCGGGCCCGTGGAATGCTGCGGCCTTTCTTGCTAAGGTGGAAGAATGGACCTCATCTTCGAGCGCTACGGGCAGAAGATGTACGCCCGCACCTGGGGCGGCGAGCTGGCCTTCGGGGAGAACAGCGGCCTGCATGAGTGGCGGGAGGGCCAGCGCATCGACTACACAGGCGGCGACCGCCAGCACTCCGGCAACGGCAGGATGTGGATGACCGGCGGCCGGGGCGAGCCGGCCAGGCTGGGATTCGCGGCAGCGGTATCACCGCTGCGGATGAACTGAGGAGCGCGTGATGTCGGTACGGATGCCGGAGCCCCGGAGCGAGAGAAGGCTGCTGATGACGGCCGGGCACTACGGGGCATGGCTCATCGCCGGGCTCATCCCGGTAACTATCGCCACGAGCAACAAGGGGATCTATGACGGCCCGGCGGGCATAGCCGGCACGATCCTGGTCACGCTCCTGCTCGGCAGCTGGCTGGCCGGCACCGCTCAGCACACCAGGAGCCTGTGCGGGCGCTGCGCGGCCAGCACGCCCCTGGACCCCCAGGCTGCCGTCCGCCGCTGGCGCCCGGTCCTGAAGATCATGCACTCGCGCCGGGCAGCATGCCTGTCTGTCACGGTCGCGGGCCTGCTGATCGGCTCTGCCTTCCTGCCCGGCGGCCAGACCGCTTCCCCGGCGATCATCATGGCCTGCTCCGGAATCGCCGGGGCCACCTGGCTCCAGATCGCCAGCACCAGGCATCAGCGGCTCCAGCCCTGGTGCCCGTGGTGTCACTGGGATGACGGCGGAGACGAGGAAGTCACGCCGGAGGTGCCCGACCCGGCCATGTCGCTGTGAGCGAGCTGGCAGGCCGGGTCCGGCAGGCCCTGGGCAGCATGGGCACCGCCGAGGTGGACGGCCGGGCGTACCAGGTCACGAGCATGCGCATCGAGAACGGCGAGATCGTCATCACGGCAGTCCGTCACGGCCTGGCGCCGGAGGTGCGGGACGAGGCCATCACCATCACCGGCCCGGACGGGATGCAGCTGTGCCACGGCGGGTCGGTCAGCATCCCGCCGGTTCCCCCGTCCCACTGCGCCGAGCTGGACCTGCGACTGAGTGTCGATCTGGTGGATCCGTGAGCCTGGGCCACCTGATCGCGGGGGGACTGCGGTTCGAGGTGACCTCAGTCAGGCTGCGGGACGGCCGGATCGTGATCGAGACCGCCCGCAGGGGACCGGTCGAGTCGATGTCAGGCGTCCCGGTGACCCTGTTCGGCGCCGACGGGCAGGGGATCTTCCAGGGCGGCGAGCTGGTCATCCCGGGTGCTCCCGAGGGGAGCCAGTGCATCGTCCGGGCCGGCGTGCGGATCGAGACGATCCGGCCCGAGGACTAGGCCGCCTCCTGAAACCGCAGGGTATCGCTCACTTGCTCCTCCGCCCCGCCAGCAGCACCAGCAGGATGACCACCAGGACCACGAGCTGGCCCGCCTGGATGAGCCAGATCGAGCCCAGCTCCGACTGCACCGACTCCGCCAGTATCACCTGCCCGCGGCCGGCGGGGTGCCGAAGATGCCCGGGTGCTCGCGGACCAGCAGGGTGATCATCACGGGGCTGCCCTCGCGCCAGGAGTGCGACCCGTAAGCCGGCACCAGCCACTGGGCCGGGCTGGTGACCTCCCAGGCAGTGCCGTCCACGATCAGCAGGCTGCCGATGGCGGGCACGGACGGCAGCGGCAGGTCCCGCGCGGCGGTCTCGTCCTCGTTCACCGCCAGGGTCGCACGGTAAGGACACTGAGACGGGTAGTCAGGCATGATCATCTCCGGAAGGTCTTGCGGAAGGCCCGCAGGCGCAGGCGCCGGGTGAGGCGGGCGGGCTGCCACCAGGCCCGGCGGCAGGCCCGCGAGCAGAACCGGGCGGACGGTCCGAGGGAGAGCGCCGGGCCGGAGGCGATCCCGGGCCGGCCGCGGGCATCCATGTAGCCGCCGGATATCAGCCGGGCCTGCATGGCCCGGAGCGCGGGCATGTCGTCGCGGCACTTCCGGCAGTGCCGGGGGCACCGGCAGGACTGGTCGTGCAGGCCCGGCATGCTCCCGGAGAAGCCGCGGGCCCAGATGGTCGGGTGCTGAGCCATCAGATGCTCTCCAGCCTGACCTCGACGACAACCTGCGATCGGCGGGTGAAGTGCTCCTCGCCATTGCGCGGGCGGCCGTACAGCAGCCAGGTGACCGACTGGACCGGCTGGATGACGCCCAGGCCGGCGGTGGTGCCGGTGACCTCGTCGTCCGCCTGGCTGTGTGCCGGGTGGAACAGCCGGTCACCCGGCCGGGGCAGCGGGCCCTCATGCGGGTCGATGCGGGCGATCAGGGTGTCACCCTCGCCGGTGATGTGCTGGCGGACCTCGACGATCATGTCTTCTCCTCAGTGGTATCGATAGCGGAGCGGACCAGGTGCCGGAGCTGGCGGGCGATGCCCTCGCGGCACTCCGGCCGGATCAGGTGATCCACCGCGACGGTGACCCAGGCCTCGTCACGGAACAGCGCGGCAAGCTGGACGGCTCCGCGAAGGGCGAACCTGGCGTGCCCGTTGCCCAGGCGCAGCCGCGGGACCATCGCGTCATACAGCGAGGCGGACCGGGTAACCCTGGACGGGTACGGGAGCCCGCCGGGCCAGCCGTCGGCCCACCTGGAACGGGCCCACTGAGGAGCTGACTCCGGGGCCGGGACATCGCCTGCCGGGTCGGGGGTGATGGCCGTGCCCTGGCCATATGGCGTGGTGTCGTCCGGGATCCAGGTCGTCATCTCAGTGCCCGATCACGTGCGCGACGGACGGGGTGAAGCGGGACGGAGCGGTGCAGTCGTGAGCGCAGGGCAGCGACACTCCGACGGCGGAGCCGAGCACCAGTCCGGTGATGACAGCCAGGGCCAGCTGGCGGATGAAGATCATTACTGCCTCCCCCGGCGCCCGTTCCGGCGGCCGATGTGGATCTGCCCGCACTGCTTGCACCTGAAGGGCCGCGGATTGCCCTGAACCTTGAATGTCCGGCGCCACTGGCGGATCCGGGCCTGCGCGGCCTCCTCGGAGGGGAAAGCCTCCTTGCGAGCGCAGTTGGTGAACGGGTCCATCGCTCAGGTCTCACGATCGGCCAGGTAGACGGAACCGCTGGCGCCATCGTGCAGGCGGCTGGCGATGGTCCCGATCTTCGCCGCGTCCGCCTTCGTCATGCCGTCCTGGAGCGCCAGGGCCTGCACCCGCCGGGCGAGCGCCCGGGCCTCGCTGGCGGCCTGCCTCAGGGCGTGCCGGGTGTCCTCGGTGATCACTCGTCGTCCTCCGCCCCGACCTCATTCGCGCCCCAGGAGCACACATCGTTCACGAAGTCCTCGGCCAGGTCGATGATCTTCTGGGCGCGAGCGCTCCCGGAAAGGCCCTCCAGCTCGGAGGCAGGGACCTCGATGACCTCGTCATAGCCGTCGATGGTCCAGCTGGGCTCGATGGTCACCCGGACCCTGACGGTCCCTTCCTCAGCCATTTCCTGACCTCCCCGGATCATGGCGCGGCCCACATCAGCCCGGAGGCAGCCCGCGGGTCGTCGCGGATAAGGGTCATGACCTGCTTCGAGGTCAGGCCCTCGTGCATCGCGCCCTCCCACATCAGCTGCGGGCTGACCGCGCCGAGCAGGACCTGAGCGCAGCTGTCGAGCAGGCCGGCCATCAGCTCGGCGTCAGTGCAGCGGCTGGCCCCGGTCTTGCGGCCGGACCTCAGTGCCTCGCTGTAGGCGCTCACGCCGGCACCTCCGTCAGGGCGAAGACCTTGTAGGTGCGGAAGTCGCGGTGCAGCTCGGCATCCCGCAGGTCCGCCATCTCGCGGGCGGTCTCCGCCGTGAACAGGGCGCCCCGGTGGTCGCGGGCGAAGGTGTAGCCGTCACGGGTGTCCACGACCACGTGCGTCGGGACGGCCGAGGGCATCCAGGTCCTCGCGTAGGCCCCCATGTCCTTCGAGCCCGAGGCGTAGAAGTCCTCCAGGAACCGGCCGGTCATGACCGAGGCCGCTCTGGTCTCCAGCTGGCCGAAGCCGGGGTGCAGCTCCAGCAGGGCGGTAAACGCCACCGAGCGGTCGAGCGGGTTGCGCTGGGTCATCTGGTCCTCCGCTTCGTCGCGTTCCTTGCACGACCCACATTACAGGGTTTCTTGCTAAGAATCAACCAGCTGACTGCCGTCGCATCCTGAGTAAATCCCCGGCAGGGCAAGATGGTCGGGGAGAACGCAGGCCCTACCCCGGCAGGAGGCCAGCATGGCCGGATACCCCCATGGCGACCTGGCGCATCACTGCGGCCCCGGGTGCGCTGAGTACGAGGACTGGCTCCGGCGGGCCGGCCAGGGCAGCGCGCACCCGGGCAGCCGCCGCCTGGGCCGCTACCAGCGGGCCGGCGGCATCCGGGTGAGCGAGTACGAGGACCACGCCTGCGGGCCGGGCTGCCCGCTGTATGACGCGAAGATGATGGCCGAGCTGATGACCCCGGCTCCGTGGCCCGGCGACCCGATACCGGGCCAGCCGCACGGCAAGCCCGGGCACGGCTGCGACCCGGGGTGCCCCGACTACGACGCCACCGCGGCGATGGTGGAGGCCTACCAGGAGGCGCGGCAGTTCGCGGGCCTGCCCCCGGCCTGGGCCGGAGAGCAGCTGACCCCGCACGGCAGGGCCGGTCACATGTGCGGGCTGGCCTGCCCGGAGGCTGACCTGATGGGCGACCTGGGCGAGGCCATGACCGCCGGGCGCGCCAGGGCAGCCCGTCCCGGGTCATCTCCGGGAGCATCCGGGCGGTGGCGGCAGTGGCTGCGGCACGCCACGGGCGGACGGCGGCATCAGGACGGCTGACTCATCGTGCCGTCCGCAGCGCAGGCACAGCCGCCATTCTTTTGCCATCCGCGGAGCCTTTCTGCGGACGTAGACGGGTGGGGTGTGGTGCTGCCCTGGCCCGCGGCGGATTGCTGTACGCGGGCCAGGGCAGGCTGGTGCGGGCTAGTCCTTCATTGCGGCGCGCCTGGACCAGGCCATGACGAGGTGCGCCCAGTCGGGGTAGTGCTCGATGGCCGGGAGGGTGTGAAAAACGTTCTCGCGCGGGCCGACGATGACAAGGTGCTTGCCGAGGCCGAGGGCGAGCCCGAACTCGACATGGCGGCCGCCCTTGCCGCCCCCGCCGGGCGACGTGAATGAGATGACCGTGTCCGCGGCCTCCAGGTCGTGCAGGTCGGCCTCTGCGTACTGGCTGCACTCGGCTGGCTCGGCATTCAGCTTCTCGCCGACGACGGACTCCAGGAGGTTGCCGCCGTGCTGGTCGATCCACCGTGAGGTGATGGTGTAGCCGAGGGCCTGGAGGACGTCGCGGACGCCCTGCATCTCTTCGTGGCGGCTGTAGCGGGCTGCCAGGTAGATCTGGGTGGTCATGTGGTGCCTTCCTGTGTCGCTGCGGTTGGTGCTGCCGCCCCGGCGAAGCTGGGACCGGGGCAGCAGGCTCTAGGGGGTGGCGGCGTTGTCTGGCGCGTAGCGGTGTGCGCCCTGGCACCGGCAGGGGCACGGCTCACGGGCGGCCAGGGCAGGTCACCAGCTCCCGGCTCAGGGTGACCAGCCCGGTGCGGGCGACCGAGCGCCAGCTGAAGCCGCAGCAGCGCGTGAAGGTATCGCTGCCCTCCGGGTCATCCTCCGGGAGCACCATCAGGTGCACGACCAGGTCCCCGGGGCTGTCCGGCGAGCCCCGGCTCACCAGGCGGTAGGCGGTCCGCAGCGTGCCCGGCGAGCAGTGCCCGTAGTCCTGCCGCCTGCTTCTGCCGTGCGCGGGCTCCAGGATCCGGTAGCGCACCGTGTCCCCGTACCGCCCGCCATCCTCCACGCGCTCGACCTGAACGCGGCGGCCGTGCACGCTCCCGCCCTTCTTCCCCTCCCAGACCTGGCCGGGCAGGACCGGCGTCAGGTAGTCCGGGGCAGGCCGGGGCGCGGAACTGGTGACGGCCGCCGTCCCGGCCGGCAGCCCGGCCAGGCCCCGGCCGCGGGGCGTGCATGCGTAGGTGACCACCGAGCGCCCGGCGCTGCCCTGGCGGGTGCCCTTCACCGCCAGCCCGGCCGAGACCAGGCGGGCCGCCGCGGTGGTCATCTGCGAGCCGGTGATGCGGAAGTCCCGCAGCCGCAGCTCGGTGCTCAGCTCCTCGCGGGACCGGGACTCGCTGCTGGCGGCCAGCAGGTACAGCAGCGCGTTCTCCTGGGGCGTCAGGTACCGGGTCATGGCGCTGTCCCGGGGCTGACCTGCGCGGGCGGGGCATGGTGCGCCGGGCTCTCCGCTGATCCGATAGCCGCTCCCAGGGCAGCACCGATGATGATGGCCAGGATCAGCGAGCGGATCATGGCGCCCTCCAGTAGCCGTAGACGCAGCGGGTGCCATCGCGGCACGGGTCGTAGGTGTCGTGCACCGTGCCGTCAATCACCGCGGTGATGTGCTTTGTCACCGAGACGATCAGGCGGCCGTCAGGCAGCTCGCCCGGGGTGAGGTGGACCCGGCAGCCCGTGCCGATGCCCATCACGGGGGTCCAGGCAAGGCCCAGCCCGGCCAGGTAGGCGCGAGTGGTCCTCTTCTCGATCCCGGTGCGGGCAGCGGACGGACGATGCCCGCGGAGATGCTCATGCTGGCGGCAGAAGGCGTTCAGCTCGTCATAGACCTCGCGGTAGGGGCGGCCGGTCACGATGGCCACGGCCCGGGTGACGCAGTCGCCGGTATCGCCCCGGAAGCCAGCCGCCGCGCGCCCTCCGTCGTCGGTCACCAGCGGCAGCGCGCCACGGCCGGCAGCGGTCACCGGGCCGGCCTTCAGGTCCGCCACGTACGCCGGCCCGCGCAGCGCCTCCGGCACCTCGGTGCCTGCCAGCAGCAGCGAGTCCATCCACCTGGTCCTGGTCATTGCTTACTCCTCCTCCGTTCCCGCGGACACGAAGGCCTGCACGGCCCTGTCTGCCTCGCGGACGGTGGCATAGGCACGGTTAGCAGACGGGTGCCGGACGCGGCTGTGCGTGCCTCCTGCGGCCAGGTAGAGGCCGCTGCCGGGACCACTCCAGGCCAGCTTCAGCGAGGTATCCGGCAGGGCCCACTCCTGCGCGCCGAATGCCAGCGGGGTGCGCTGCGCCCTCGCGGCCATCAGCGTGCCCCGAGGACCTGAAGGCCGGCCCGGGTGATCTCGTAGCCGTGCTCGCGGGAGCCGGCCGCCAGGCCCATCCGCAGCAGCTCGTCAGCGAGTGCCAGGGCGGGCTCGCTCAGCGGTCCGTGCGGGGAGGACATGATCACCCGCAGCGTGACTGCCTGGACGTGGTTCAGCTCCGGCGCCAGGCGCGTCACCCGGATGAGCCTGTCCGGGTGCACCGTGATGCCCCAGGCGGCCTTATAGGCGCGCTCGGATGTGTCGGCCGAGGCACTCAGCCAGGTCTCGCCTCTCGTCACCACGGGGTGGCTGTAGGGCTCAACCCGGGTGATGCGATGCACCTTGCCCAGGAACTCGTAGTCATCGCCCGGGCGCACCTCCGACCCGGGCACCTCGACAGTGATCACTTCAGGCATCGTCATCCTCCAGGGACAGCTCGTAGCGGAACTTCGAGAAGGTGTGCGTGCCGGGGCAGTCTGCGTGGCCGGCCGGGCCCGAGGTGTCGCAGCCCTTCAGCTCGGACTGCACCAGCGGGCAGTTATCGCCCCGGCGCGCCCAGGCGGTCAGCACGTAGTAGCGCTCCGGGTCAGGCTGCGTGCAGGACGAGGCCACGGTCAGGGCCTCCAGTCCGCCCTCCGCGGCGATCGCGGCCAGGTACTCCTCACGGGTGATCGTCTCCCAGCGGCCGGGCCAGCCGGAGGCGTCAGTGACGCGGCCGGGTGCAGTGTCAGGCACCGGGGGCCTCCCTCGTGGCTGCGGCCAGGGCAGCGTCCATGCGGCGGCTGCCGGCCCGGAAGCGCTTGGCCTGGCCCTTGCAGTGGTCGCAGCAGTAGCGCGCCCTCAGCGGCAGCACGGAGCCGTGCAGCCTCCCGAGGAGCGCCAGGCGCCGCTGGTCCCCGCGGACCTGGTCCAGGTCGGTGAGGCAGTTGCCGCAGTGCCGCGGGCACGGGCAGCCGGCGGCGTGGTAGCCCACGGACGGGTCGTCGTACAGCCAGGCGGTCTCAGCCATTCCAGTTCGCCGCCTGCACCGCGATGCCGGCGGCCGTGGCAGCCTGCGCCTTCGCGATGATCTGCCGCATCGAGCGGCCGTTCTGGAAGGTGTGGCCCATCCGCTCCTCCAGCTCGGCGCGGATCTGGGCGCCGCGGGGGTTGAGCTGGGCGGCGCGCACCAGGGCCTTCTCGCCAGCCAGAACGCAGAACATGCAGGACAGGCGCGGCATCCCCTCGTCGTAGATGTGGTGGTAGCGGATGCGGCTGACGCAGATGTCGTCCCACACCTCGCGCTCGGTCATCTCGTGGATGGGCAGCCAGGTGTCCACGTGGCGGCGGCCGTTGGTGGCCCGCTTGTCGTGGCTGAAGACCTTCAGCAGGGCCCGCTTCGGGCTCTCGGAGGCGCGCATGCCCATGCAGTTCAGGATGCGGACCGGGCGGGTCATGCCCAGGGCGCGGACCTCAGCGGACAGCATGGTCATCACGGTGGCGATCGGGTCGCGCTTCAGGTCCGAGGTGCAGTAGCGGTTCTTGGCGTCCGGCCACATCCCGCGGCGCTCGATGTGCTCCAGCAGGCCGACGGGCTCGCCCTTGCTCTCGCCCTTGCGGACCTTGATGAACCGCAGGCCGTAGTGCTCAGCGTGGTAGCGCGCGATCTCCTCGGTGCCGGGCCACTCATCGGCCTCGCCCAGGTCCGCGAACACGCACACGAGCCTGGAGCGCTCGACCCCGGCCGCGTCGGCCAGGCGCACGACCCGGCGCAGCATGGTCTGGGAGTCCTTGCCCCCGGAGATGTTGCACAGAATCCGGTCGTACCAGGTGATCGGCTGGTCCACGGTGCCTCCTCGTCGTCCGTCCCTTGCAGATTCCACATTACAGGATTTCTTGCTATTGTTCAACCGGACGCACAGGCACGGGCAAGAGAGCGCGTCATGACGCACCGGCTTGCTCGTTAGCAAGAAAACTCGTAACCTAGACGTGACGCGAGGAGACGCATGGACGAGAGCACCGAGCAGGCCATCGCGACGGTCGTGGCGAGCGGGAACAGCGACAGCGAGTCCATCCGGCTGGCCCTGCTGGCCCGCGGTCACATCGTCAGGCACGAGGCACTGTGCGCCATGCTGCTCACGATGGGCGAGCAGCACCACCTGATCTGGTGGCACCTGGGAGCCTGGGTGCCGGCGAACGAGCCGTCAGGCACGGCCCAGAAGCTGGACGAGACCATCTCCGGCCTGCTGGAGCACGCGGCCCCGGCGCTGCTGACCGCGCACCAGGTGCAGCAGATCCTGACGGCCCGCGGCGAGCGGCAGAGCATCAGCGCCATCACCATGTCCGCCAGCCGGCTGGCTCACGAGGGCAGGGCCACCGCGGGGTCAGCCGGGCTGCGTGGTCACCTGGCCTGGGGATGGCGCGGCGAGACCAGCTCCGAGAAGGGCTGCCGGAAGATCCTGGAGATCATGGCGCCCCTGAAGACCGGGGCCAGCGGCCGGGACCTGCGGAATCAGCTACAGCAGGACGGCATGAACGTGACCCGCGAGACCGTGCAGTGCTGGCTGAGCACGCTGATCCGGGAGAAGGCCCTGGAGGCCGCTAAGTACGGCTACGTCATCACCGACGCCGGCCGGATCCGGATCGGGCTGGACCCGGAGGGCACATCATGATGACCATCATCATGATCATGATCGCCTGCGGCTCGTTCCTGATCATGGCCGGCATCCGGATCTGGGTGCAGGGACGCGCCGGGGTGCGGGCCGGCCCGTTCCTCAGCAAGCGGTCCGCGCAGCGCTACGCCAGCCGGCGGGGCCCGGCCGCGATCGATCCGGCCACAGGGCCAGGAACGAGAGTGACCAGGTGAGCGCAGCTGAGATAGCCGAGGTGGCCGCGGTCGCAGTCGCGTCATACGTGGCCGGCCAGTGGCTGCCCCGGCCGCGCGTTCGGAGGCGGGGCCTGAGGGCGAGGCCGCTGAGACTGAACTGCAAGGGCTGCGGCCATCACCGGTCCTACCACGTGAGGGGCACGGGACCCTGCAACTACACGGCCTCGGGCCCGGGCCCGTGCAGCTGCCTGGCCTACGCCGGGCCCGTGCCGCTGGACGTGCCCGAGTACTACGACCCGAGGGAGATAACCGGAGGGTGACCCCTCTCGCGAGCGGTCCCCCCGGCCGGCGCAGGACGACACCAGATGCAGGTCAGGCAGAGGGTGCCCTAAACGGAGGATGATCTTGAAAGGCCGCCCCTGAGACAGGGGGTCAGGCGCGTTAGACGGCAGTCGCGAGCTGACATGAGGGAAGGAAACGGGCAAATGGGACAGAATCTCGGTCCAGGAGATCAGGAGCAGGGCCCGGCAGCACCGGGAGCCCGGCAGAAGATGATCCGTGACCTGGTTCCCGGCGACCGGGTGCACCTGTACGGCGCAGTGGTCCAGGTCACCGCGCCCTGGTACCCGGAGGCGAGGGCTGTTCCGGGGTGGGGCAGGCTGCCCGTGATCTGGGACGGCGAGCGGTGCGCCCCGCCGGAGGAGGGCGCGCGCCTGGCTGAGGTAGACCACGACCCTGAGCGGTGCACTGACGGCAAGTGCCCGGCCTGCCTGGAGCTGGCGGGGTACGGGCCTGAGAGCGCAGCAGGGGCGAGCACCGTATCAGGCTGGTACCAGTGGCTGCGCACCCTGGAGGGGACCCGGCAGCGCATCGACCAGCAGCTGTCGGTCACCATCAGCGCCGCGCAGGCCGCCATTGCCGCGCTGGAGCGGGAGCTGGTCCGCCGCCAGGTAGACGATGAGCTGCACCGCATGCAGGAATCCTGGTCGGCCGCCCGGGAGCGCGGCGGGCAGCCCGCGAGGAACCGGTGGGAGTTCATGGGGCTCACTGCGGATGAGCACGGGGCCTGGAAGGCCACCGGGGCCGTCCCGGATCGCCTGGTCCATGCGGCTCACCGCAGGGCTATCGAGGCGGACCACGTCCGGCACGACTACCGGGCGATGGCCACGACCGCCTACCCGGGCTGCGATGAGTGCTCAGCCGGGCGGGAGAGAGCGCGGTCATGAGCGAGCACGAGCCGGAGCCCCGGGTCACCCCGGAGGGCTTCATCACCCTCAGCAGCCAGCCACCGCGGTACCGCAGCCGGATCTGGTGGCCGCTGCTGATGATCGAGGTGGCCATCGGACGGGGGCGCAGGCGTGCAGCGCAGCGCCGGCACCCGGAGGACTTCGCGCTCCCGGCGGTCGTGCTGGCGACTGATGAGACGCAGATGATGATCAGCTCACCGGAGGCACTGGAGGCCGTGCGGGGAATCCTGGCCGCCGGCCGGAGGGGCATGCCGGCGCTGAGCCCGGGGGATTCCCTGGCCATCGACGGCGGGCGGATCACCCACGTCATCCTGCGGCAGGAGCTGGACGACATGTGGGGCGGGGCTCACCCGCCGCGGAAGGACCCGGAATGAGCAGCATCGACGAGACCTTCAGGCAGGCCCCGGGGAAGTACCCGGACGTGCCCCGGGCTGAGGCACGGCACCCGGTGAGCTACCGCCAGCCGGAGATCATGGCCATCACCAGCTTCAGCGGCGACCTGCGCTTCCTGAGCAACTTCCACCACTGCCCGGAGGGAGTCGAGGGGCCCGAGGATCACCTGATCTACGCCACGTCTGAGCACGCATTCCAGGCTGCCAAGAGCAACGACCTGCGGGACCGCATGAGCATCCAGGGACTGCCAGGGCCGGGCACGGCCAAGCGGGCCGGCCAGCTCCTGACCCTGCGTGAGGACTGGGAGGACGTGAAGCGGCGGCTGATGCTGGAGATCGTCCTGAGCAAGTTCTGGCGCGATGAGGACCTGGCCCGGCGGCTGTGCGCCACCGGCACGCGCGAGCTGGTCGAGGGCAATTCCTGGGGTGACACCGAGTGGGGCATGGTGGCACGGGACGGGGCCTGGCACGGCCGCAACATCCTGGGCCGGATCCTGATGGCCGTGCGGATGGTGATCGCATGAGCGACCAGGCAGGGGACTACTGCGTACCCCGGGCCGAGCGCGCCCGGCTGGCTGCGCCTGAAGTCAGCGACACGCGCCTGGACCAGCTGGCCGCTGAGCTGCTCAGCATGGTCCGCCAGCCCGCACTCGCTCGCGGCCAGGAGATCACCCGGGAGCGCTGGGAGACCATGATCCTCGGCAAGCTGGCCGAGATCTTCCGGCTCGGGATGGACGCGCAGGCAGAGAAGGACCAGGCGCCGTGAGAGTCATCAGCGGGAAGCACAAGGGCGCCACGGCGCGGCTGCACCAGTTCGCCAACGACTGGATCACCGGGGATATCGGACCTGAGCAGTCGGTCATCTTCAAGCCGCACCAGGTAGAGCTGGATGATGACGAGTACCAGCGCATGTACGAGAGCTACCTCCGGTTCTGCCAGGACGGCCGGGCTGCCGGCCAGTTCTGGAAGCACTGGGAGCTGCGCTCCGGCGGGCGGCTGGTGCCGAGACCCGGGCGGACGGGATGACATTCGAGCTGACGGCCGACGAGCAGCGGCTGGCGCAGCGCAGGCGGGCCCGGCGCATCATGCTGGTGCTGCTGGCTGCGCCGCGCTCGCTGAGCGACTTCGAGGTCATCCGGGCAGCCGACATGATCGGCTCGGCCTGGGACGTGCTCACCCGCATGACCGAGCTGAATCTCACCGAGAAGAACCGGGGCCGGGACAGGCGCATGTTCTACCGGCTGACCCCGCGCGGCAGGCGCGTCTGCCTGGCCGCGTGCCACCTGGACAGCTAAGCCGATCAGCAGGGAGCGCAGGACATGAAAACGATCATCACCGGCATCGTGGCGGTGCTGGTCATCGGGTACACGGGCTGGATCAACTACGGCACGCACCGCACGATGACCTTCACCGTGGCCTCGAAGGACGACCAGTCCACCGGCAGCGGTCACCAGTACATGATCTTCACCACCCGGCACCAGGCGCTGAAGGACACCGACAGCTTCTGGAACGGCAAGCACGACAGCAGCCAGGTCTGGCAGGACCTGGAGGTCGGGAGCACCTACCGCTGCCCGGTGGCCGGCGTACGGCGCGAGTGGGCGTGGACCGCCTACCCCGACATCCTGGACGGGTGCAAGATCATCGCGTTCCGCCCGAAGGCGAGCCGGTGACGCCCTGGGATCCCGAGCGCGGCCTGCATCCTGAGCGGGCGCGTGAGCGCCGCCAGGGCTTCCTGGAGGCCCGGCTGGCATCATCGGCCGGCACGTGGCTGCGGGACGCGCGCAGGACCGCTCAGGCCCGCGGGATGCGGGCCACCGGGCTCAGCCTGACCTCGGCCGCGTTCGCGATCCTGGCCATGCTCAGCTGGGTGCTGGCCGGGCCCTGGCACCTGCCGCTGGCCCAGTCGGGCTCCCTCGCTCTCCTGTGCGGAATCTACGGGGCGTGCGCGATCATCGCCTGGTGCCTGCACCTGCACTTCAACATGCCCAGGCAGCGGAGGCGCCGTCGTGGACGTTAAGTGGAGGAACAGCACGCCCCTCATCAGGTTCACCGTGGGCGTGAAGCTGATCACGGGGGAGGAGATCGTCAGCAGGACGCTCTACGAGGACGCCCCAGAGCGGGCCATGAACCTGCTGAAGCGGACAGCCGAGGAACGCGGCGGCCCCCTGGACGGGTACGCGCCGACTACGCACACGATGCTCATGACGGAGGACGACCAGATCGTCTGCATCGAGCGGAGCAAGATCCTCTACATGTTCACGAGGCCGGCGTGAACCAGCACGAGGCTGAGACCGTGACCCGCCGGGTGCTCGGCATCCACCTGCCCGGGGGATGGGAGCCGGTGTGGTGCCCGGCCGGGGACGGCTGGTGGCACGCCTGCCGGGACAGGGCTGGCACGGACCCGCGCCACGACAAGCTGGCGCGCCAGGCGGCACGCCGGATGGCACGCGCCAGGGCAGCTGGCGCGCCGCCTGAGGAGGGGCTCATCATCGGGCCGGTCCTGGGCGTCACGCCCATGTCCGAGGGAGAGGGAGCGCAGCTAGACCGGCTGGCACGGGGCGAGAGCGTGCCGGAGCACCCGTCGGCGTGCGCCAGCCAGCCGGCGTGCGGCCACGCCCAGGTCTGGCACAGGCATGCCGGGCGCGCCAGGCCGTGCGAGGTACCCGGGTGCACGTGCCTGGACTACGTGAGCCAGGCCGTGCCAGTGCGAAGCTAGTAGCGCGTTACAGCTTTTCTTGCTAAGGTATCCCTATGCCTGCTGACACCGCGCTAAGCCAGCCCTACCGGGGCCGCGTTATGCCCGCAACGGACCTGAATCCCGGCCAGCACATCCTGGTCAACGGCACGTACCTGGGTGATGCTGACGGGTTCATGGTGCACGAGCAGGTCCGGGTCGCCATCCTGAGGGGGCCCGAGGCCTGCACCGAGCCCGGCGGCCCGCTGGAGGGCGCCCCGCGCATCCGCTTCTGGTGCCAGCGCGAGGACACCGGCCGGGAAGGCTGGATGCTGTACGGCCCGGGCGGTGCAGTGCGGCTGGATGAGCGCGCATGAGCCGCCGCGTCATCCTGCCGGGAGCCCATGACCAGGAGCTGCTGGACGGCCTGCTGCGGCTGCTGCTGTCCCCGGTCCTGCCGGGGGCGCCGGCGAACGCCACTGCGGCGGACATCGACGAGTACCTGGCCGGCGAGCCGCACCAGTGCGCCCTGTGCGGCGCCACGGCGCGCGAGGTCTTCGCGGCCGGAGCCAGCTCGCTGATGCCCCGGGCCTGCTGGCTGGACACCTGCCAGCGCTGCGGGTCGCGGGTGCGCCGGCTGTTCGCCTACTGGCCGGGTGACGAGACAGTGATCGCCCGGGCCCGGAAGCTGGGCCTGCTGTGAGAGAGCGAGGCGGCATGTGGGACGTGGTAGACCTGTTCAGCGGCGCCGGGGGCATGAGCTACGGCTTCCATGCCCATCCGGACTTCCGGGTGGTCGGCGCGGCAGACGCCCAGATCGGCAAGCCCAGCTCGGGCGAGGGCGGACTGGGCTGCAATGTCAGCTACGAGCTGAATATGGGCGTGCGCCCGGTCGAGGCCAACCTAGGCACCGCCGACCCGGCCGAGGTAGTCGAGGCCATGCACCTGCCCGGCAGGGTGACCGTGCTGGCGGCCTGCCCACCGTGCACCGGATTCACCCGCACGGTCCCGGGCAATCACCTGCGCGATGACCGGCGCAACACGCTGGTCGGCCGGGTTGCGGACTATGCCCGCATCCTGGAGCCCGAGATCATCATGCTGGAGAACGCCCGCGAGCTGTTCCGGGGAAACTTCTCCGGCCACCTGAACGACCTGACCGCCCGCCTGGCCGGCCTGGGCTACTGGTCGCGCTCGGCCGCGATCATGCTGAGCCGGCACGGCCTGCCGCAGCGCCGCGAGCGGACCATCATGATCGCCGTCCGGGATAACGGGGAGGGACCGCCGCCGGCCGGGCTGAAGCAGCTCTGGGACGGGCTGACGATTGACGCCGGGGCGGTGACCGTGCGGCGCGCCCTGAGCAGCCTGCGGGACCTGGCGGGTGATCCCCTGGACGTGGCCCCGGCTATGACGCCGGAGGTGACTAAGCGCCTGGCCGCGGTGCCGCATGACGGCGGCAGCTGGGCCAGCCTGCCCGCTGACCTGATGACCCCCCGGATGCGGCGCCAGGCCGCGCTCCTGCGCTGGGGCAGCCACCCCGACATCTACGGCCGCATGTGGTGGGACCGGCCCGCGCCCACCATCAAGCGCGAGTGCAGCCACGTCGGCAACGGCCGCTACGCCCACCCCGAGCAGGACCGGCTGTGCACGGTGCGCGAGATGGCCGTGCTCAACGGCTTCCCGCGGGACTACCAGCTCGCGGGCTCCGTGTCGAACATGTACCGGCACATCGGGGACGCGGTACCGCCTCTGATCAGCTACCAGCTGGCGGCTGCCTGCCGGTGGATGCTGACGAGCGAGCGGCCGGGAGCGAAGGACCTGATCCTGCCCGGATGCCACCTGGAGCCGGCTGACATCCTGTAGTTGCTCATTACAGCTTTCCTTGCTAAGATAGGTCTTGCAAGGGAGCGACGACGAGGAGGACGGACATGGACCACCGCCAGCTGGTTACCGGAGACGAGAAGGACTACCTGGACAGCAAGAGCAAGGGCTACTTCGCCCACCGCGCCGGCGTTCGCCGCCAGGTCCGCCGGACCCTGAACCGCCGGGTCCGCCACGGCGTCCGCGCCGCCATCCGCGCCGGCCGGGAGGTCTGAGCCGTGTTCGGGAGCAACCACCGCCAGGCAGTCCGCGTGAAGTACCCCTCCGGCCGGGTCGAGCGCCATGTCATCGAGCTGCTCCCCTACCACGTGAACGGCTGGGTGCGCACTCGCTGCCTGAATCACGGCCGCCAGCAGCCAGATGCCCTGAGCGCCGACACTGAGCAGGGCCGCGACAAGACCGCCCGCGCTGCCGCCGTGGACTGCGGCCGGATCATGCAGCTCCCCTTCGGCCACACCATCGTCCGCGAGCTGGAGCCCATGCTCCGCGAGCAGGACGGCCAGTGGGTCCCCGCCGGGCAGGCCTCGTGACGGGCGCACTGCACATCATCCGCCCGCAGCTGGTGCGCGAGTACGAGCGGCGGCTGAACGCCAGCCGGCTCCAGGCGCTGGAGGACTTCGGCGCCGAGCCGCTGGAGGCCCTGGAGCACCATCGCGAGCAGCTGGGCGTGCCCTGGGACAGATTCGGCACGCTGACGCCGGGCGGCCGGGCCTACGTGCGCGGCACCCAGCTCGCCCTGGATGAGCTGATCGAGGCAGCGAGGATGGAGGAGGCAAGCAGTGGCTGACGACATCAGGGGCGGCCTGGAGGTCGCCCGCCAGCCGGGCCAGCATGGATGGTCGGTCATCCATGTCCAGAGCGGCCTGCGCATCGAGCAGCCCCTGCGGCTCCAGCGCCAGGCCCGCGCCGTCCGGGCATCCCTGCTGGCCACTGGCATCGACTTCAGCCGCCCCAGGACAACCCTGCGCCAGGCTGCCGCCCGGCGGGCCATCAAGGCCGCGTTCCGGGATGCGGCGAGCAAGTTCCCGATCGACCGATGAGGAGCACAGGCATGCCCGCTACTGACAAGACCAACAGGCAGATCACTATCGAGATGATCGCGGAGGTCTACCAGATCACCCTGACTGACCGGATGCGCTTCCTGCTGGACACGTCCCCGGACCTGCTGGACCCCCTGGACGTGCAGCGGAGGTACCTCCTGCGGATGGCCCTGGTGCGCATCAGCTGCCCGGCCTGCAAGGGCATCATCTGCCAGGTCTCAGCCCAGACCGGGGAGTACGACACCGAGGGCTGCAAGCACGTCAGCGATGACTCCTATGCGTGCCCGTTCTGCCATGCTGGCCTGACCTGGGTCCTGGACGCCCTGACCGGCCAGCAGTTCTTCGACATCCGCGACCTGAGCACCTACCGCGACCCCTCGGCCGCCAGGTCCTGACCCTGGCGGGCGGCAGCTTCCCGGAGGCTGCCGCCCGCCCTGTCCTGCCCCGGGAGGGGACATGCCACACCAGCCCGCTCAGACGCGGCGGTATCTCCAGGTGAGCCGCAAGGCCGGCGAGCACCAGTGGGAGTTCCTGGAGATCACCGACAGAGCCGACGGCACGGAGCACACCGAGATCATCCTGGCCGTGCCGCTCAACACCCAGGGCACCGTCCGGATGGACTTCCTGGATGTGCTGGGGCGCGTCTACCAGGCCGGCCGCGAGGACCGCGCCCTGGACATCCCGCCCGAGGAGTCCAGCGTCCCTGAGGGGCTCCGCAAGACGATGATCCGGCCGGGCACCGAGGCATACCTCGGCGGCCTGGATGAGGCCATACGGATGCACCCGGCGCTCCAGGAGCCCGGAGCAGAGGAGTTCTTCGGGGCTCCGGACTGGGGCCTCCAGCATGCGCACCAGGCGCCCTGCGGCAAGCGCTTCAGCCACCTGCACGACGGCGGCGCGGAACCGCACGAGCACGAGCACGAAGCGGGGTGCGACCGGTGCCCGCCGGAAGGGCCGCGGGCCGAGTATGCCGGCGGCAGCAATGCTGTCCTGGACCGGTACCCGAGTCAGCCCGTGGTCACGGAGAATCATCACCTGCACTTCCAGCCTGACCAGAGCCTGATCTTCGTGCACGACCACCCCGACGGCGGCACGCCGCACGCGCACCCCTGGCCGGCGTCATGAGCACCCGGGTGATCGAGAGCAGCAACGGCACGCCCCTGAGGCTGCGCGTCCGCGGCGGCCAGCTGACGGACCTGGAGTTCACCGGGGAGCCCGGCCGCACCCGGATCCAGGCCGAGCTGGAGGGCGATGACGAGGCCCTGGCGGCTGTCCGGGTGGCCGCGCAGGCCGATACCTGGACCCTGCTGCTGCCGCACGGCAGGGATCCGCTCAGGGTCGTGATCAGGGTGCCGGAGGGCACCCTGATCGAGGCCGAGACCGAGATGGCCATCACCGGCCGGGTTGCACATTAGCAAGAAACCCTGTAATGTTGGTCTTGCAAGGGACGACGACACAGGGAGGCACCCGATGGCAGCTCCGATCCTGGACACCAGCAAGGACGCATGGCGCGAGTGCGACCCCCGCATCGTTCTCGCCCAGGTCGGGCGGATGAATGTCCTGGCCATCTCGGGCGGGCGCGCCATGCCTCACAAGGACGGCGGCGTCACCCTCCCGGTCGGCAGCGGCTACAAGGTCACCATCGACCTGGCTGCCGACGACACCTACACGGTGCGCCGGATTCACGTCCGCGCCGGAGTGACCCGCCTGCACGGCGAGATGACCGGTGTCTACGCCGAGGACCTGGGCGAGGTCGCCTACCGCGCCTCGTGCTTCCGCAGCTATCCCTTCCCGGCGGCCTGAGATGGCCGCCAGCCGCAGGCGCCGCGCGGGGGCCGTGACGGCCCCCGGCCGCGGTCCGGTCTGGGAGGCCTACCGCAATGGTCGCCGGGCCGGCACGCACGGCCGGGGCCAGCGCCCCGACCGCGCCAACAGCCGCCGCAGGGCGATCGAGGAGGCATCCAGGTAAACGCGCGTGACATGCCAGCTACCCGGGGGCAATCCCGCCGCCGGTCCGACTATCCCCCGAGGAGAAACCCAGTGACACCCTTCCAGTTCCTCATCCACCAGCTGATCCTGCACCTGGAGCACCTGTCCCTGCTGAAGAACAGCGGCTATCGCCAGGCGCACTGCCACTTGGTCCTGTTCCATCACGCCACCGGGCACGGCACCTGGCGCACGATCGGCCGCCAGGTCTGCTCGTTCCAGAAGAACATCCATGTCGTGCACCCGGGCATCTTCCGGTAGCAGGCAGCATCAGGCCGGGGTCCAGCACGACCGGACCCCGGCTTGCACATTAGCAAGAAACCCTGTATTGTAAGTCTCGCAAGGGACGACAACGACAGGAGAGCCCGATGACCCACCGGATCCGCTGCGACTCAAGGCTGGACGGCCTGGCCCCGCACGATCACTCCGCTCTCGACGAGGTCAGGGCCTGCCACGACGCCCGCCGCGACCAGCTGGCCGGCATCGAGGTCTGGCCGTGCACCTGGCTCATCGCGGTCCGCGGTGAGGACGGCTTCATGACCGACCGCGAGTGCAGGCTGCCGGCCCGGTTCACCGACGAGGAGGGCTCCTACGCCTGCCTGGGCGGGCACGACCACATCGCCCTGGAGCGGCAGTTCCGCGAGGGCATCGAGTACGCCAGCGACGAGCACGAGCTGGACCGCCTGACCCGCCAGGGCAAGGTCGCCATCCCGGCCTACTCTTCCTGACCAGCGCGGCACCTCAGCCCCGGCTCCGGCCGGGGCTGACTGCTGTCAGGGGAGTTGTGCATTAGCAAGGAACCCTGTAATGTAGGTCTTGCAAGGGAGCGACAGCTAAGGGAGACCCGGATGAGCCAACCAGACCCCCGCCAGCATGACGAGAAGACCTTCGCGCTGATCATGGAGAAGGCCACGGCCCAGCGCCAGGTCATGCTCGCCGCGAACCGCGTGCACGGGGCAGCCGGAGACACCCGCGATCGCCACGCCGAGTGGATCATGACGCTGAGCGAGGCGATGGAGCGGGTCAGCCAGGCCCGGAAGGACGAGTACCTGGCCGCGGTCACCGAGTGCACCCGGATCTGCCGCGAGATCGACGCGCTGGACGCCATCTACGGGCGTTACCTGTGGAACCGCTATTTCCTGGTCACCAACGCCAACGGCCACGTGCACCGCAACCAGTCCTGCTCCAGCTGCTACCCGAGCACCGAGTACGCCTGGCTGCCCGAGCTGTCCGGCTGCGTCGAGGCCGAGATGATCACCGAGTTCGGGGAGAAGGCCTGCACCGTCTGCTTCCCGGACGCGCCCGCTAACCCGGCGTTCCGCGGCCCCGGCCGCCGTGACCGCGAGGCCCAGGCCGCCCGGGCCGCCGAGAAGGCTGCTCACCAGGCCGCCAAGGACGCCAAGAACCTGGCCCCGGGGCAGTGCTTCCGCGATCACATGAACTGGAAGGTCACGACGGTCTCCGCTGCCGTCAAGGTCCTGCGGGACGAGATCGAGGCCAAGTACTGGTACCCGAACGGATACGCCGAGGGGCACTACACCGCCGCCGCCCGCCGGGCCGCTGAGGTCCTGCTGGAGCGCGAGGCGGCCGTGCCAGGGACGGGCGCGACCCAGGAGAAGATCGACCAGGTCATCGCCGCCGCCGAGAAGAAGAACGCCCGCGAGTTTGCCAGGGCGCAGACAGCAGGCATCCGGTGACCAGCCAGCCAGCTGAGGCCCTGACCGGGGAGCGCTGCCCCGGGTCGGGGCAGGCCCCTGCCGGGCGGCCCGGCCAGCGCGGCAAGCCCTATGCGGTGTACGGCGGCGGCTGCGCTGCCTGCGGGGCCCAGGTCAGCGTCACCCCGCAGTGGGTGATCCGGCCGCACTACCCCTGGCCGCTGGATCCTCCGCAGTACATGAAGGGAGTGTCATGACCGATGTCGTGACCGAGTTCCGGGTCATCCGGCTGACCGACGGCGAGGAGCGCCAGGCGCCCCTGCTGGAGGACGGATCCTGGTGCTGCCCGTGGTGCAGCGGGCCCTGCATCCCCGGCGAGTCGTTCTGGGAGAACCGCGGCTGGGAGTACCCGTGCGCCAATCCGGCCGCACCCGGCCTGGTGGAGCCCGCGGGGAGCGATGTGGAGCCGGGTGGTGCAACTCCCGGGGACGAGGAGCCGGCAGAGGCCCCCGGGGCTCCTGAGGGCGCTCAAGGCGCCCCGGCGGAGGCTCCCTCGGGTAATGAGCCGGCGGCCGGTCCCGCGCCCGCTGAGGCCCCCTGAGGGCTTCCTGTTAGCAAGCAAGGCTGTATCCTAGATACCGCTAGACGAGACGAGAGGACCCCTGGTGACCGAGCCGCAGCACCTCGCCCCCGAGGTCGCGCTGGAGCGCCTGCTGGCCCTGGAGGAGAGGGTCGAGGAGCTGGCCCGGCAGCTCGGCGCCGAGCATGACGCCCAGGTCGTGATCGCCGGGGCGATCACGCTGCCCCTGGTGATCGAGGCCCTGAAGCACCGGGCCGCCGAGCTGGCCGCGGAGAAGACGGCCGGATCCCAGGACCGCGCCGCCCGCCTGGCCCGGCTGATCGAGGAGATCACGGAGGCAACACGATGATCGCGAATGAGCAGATGAGCCTCAGCGAGCTGCTGGACCAGGACGAGATCTGGATATACCGCGATAGCGAGGGCATCCTGGCCACGGTCCGGCTGGATCAGATGAGCCTCAGTCACCTGGAGAACCTGCGCGCCTGGTTCCTGGACCGGGCGCCCGCCATGCACTCGGCCGCTCTGCTGGCCGCCACCCGGGCCGCTGCCATGACCAACGGCAGCCAGGCCGAGATCGAGCTGGACCGGGAGGCCGAGTCAATCTCCTGCCGGGACCCCGAGTCCTGGATGAGAGAGACCGAGCTGTTCGAGGCCATCGACGAGGCCCTGGCCTACCGCATCAACGAATCCGTCACCTAATCCCCGAGAGAGGGCATCCCCCATGCTCCGCACCCTGATCAGCTGGATCATCGGCATCGCGATCGTCATCTACTTCATCAAGCACGGTGGTCAGATCGGAGGCTGGGTCCACGAGGCGGCCACCTCGATCAGCGCCTTCATCAGCAGCGCGACAAGCTGATGACCGCCATCACCCGGCGCCGGCGGCGCCAGGGCGTGCTGGTCGCGCCCTGGGTGCTGCCGGCGGGATCAGCCGGCGGCTGGGCCTACCTGGGCCAGCCGCTGCACTGGGAGGGCCTGGCCGGAATGCTCGCCCTGGCCCTCGCGGTCACCATCGTGCTGCCTGCCGTGGTGGTATCGGCGCGCTCGCTGCCGCTGATGCTCGTGCCAGTGCGCTGGCGGATCAGCTACCGGCACCGCCGTGAGGAGCGCGGCCTGGGCCGCCCCTCGGTCCCGGCCTACCTGCGCCGCGCTACCTACGCGGCCGACCGGGACTGCTGCCTGTACTGCTGGCACGCCCTGGGCCTCGTCGTCTCCGGCGGACTCCAGTGGGACCACATCCGCCCCTGGGCCTCCGGTGGCCTGACGGTGCTGTGGAACGGTGCCGCGCTGTGCGGGCCCCACAACCGCGTCAAGTCCAACTACTGGGTCGATCGCGACGGCTACGTGCACTACAGGCCATGGAAGGACGCCGGCAACAAGAAACTGGCCGCTGCCATCCTCGCGGTCGAGCTGCGGGCCCGCCGCAATCCGCTGCGCTGGATCCGGGCCGCGCTGTCCCTGGCCGCGTGATGGCCGGTCCCTGGC